CCCCCCTCGAGGCGCTGGGCTCTCTCTCTCTCTCTCTACCCTCCCCTAGACTACTTAATCCGGCTTAATCCGTCTCTCCGGGATTTCTTCGCGTTTAGTGTGTGTAAAAAAAAAAAAAATAAAGACTATATATATATCCTACCTCTGACCTTTAGAAAGTCAGTCTACTCTTTCCCTACCTAGAATCGAGATCTATAGGACAAAACCAACGACCAAAGACCAACTTCGTCCAACCTCGAAAGATCTCTGTATTATATACCACGTCCGCGTCCGGCAGGGTTCGCGATCGAGAACGGTCCGTGACAGTATAACTACAAGGGACGAGGGCTTAAAAGGTGGCACCCCTAGATCATAACCTTCCGCCTTTATCGATAACCCTCACGTTACCGTTTGCGCCTTCCTTTATCGCTAACCTCTCTCGAGCCTTCGGCGCGCTTTATCGTTTGCTATTTATGAGCCCTTGGCAAGTCCTCGAGCGAAGCAATAATGCCTAGCACGAAACAAAACCCCATGATTAAAATCGACAAAGCCCCAGAGGCGCTCACACCAGAGGCGTACTCCACCCTAGCGGTCGAGGAGCAGATCACGCACTCCTTAAAAGCCCTGATTGCCCAAGGAAGGCTATCACAGACAATCCCGCCGGCGAACTCAGTGCTGGCCGCAGAACTACTCACCAGAATCCTACGGGACCGGGGAATTGGAACCCCCGAACAACGCAAGCAATTATTGGCAATCCTCACCGACAACCCCGAACTCACCAACAGCTCACAACTACGACAACGTTGCAGCGGGATAAAGAACTCCAAGGGACAGCTCTCCTTCCCAGGACGCCATTTCTTTCCCAACGAGCGAAGCGGAGACTTGGCTGGGCTCGCCGAGGATGTTTGACCGCCCCACTCGACCGAACGACCCGACCTTGCTAACCCAAGGTCGGGCTCTTTTGTCGGACCTGCCCTTTAACGATAACGCTCCGCGCCCGAGACTCGACCTCGCTTCGCTCGCTGGAGGATTTGACTCGACCTTCGCTTCGCTCAGCGGGTTACCTTTGCCACCTGCGGTGCGCTTACCTATAACCCCTCGCTTACGGGGTAAACCGTCGAGAGAAATCCTCATATGAGGAAAGCTCGCGGCCCGCCCTGGACCGTGCTAGGTTGGGGGTAGATATGAAATCCTCATTTGAGCAAAGCACGGACATCGGACCCTCGGTCGAATCGCTGAAACGGAGGCTTGGAAAGTAATGAGAACGGTAGGGTTGTTTGACACCGAGGTGCTCCCCGAGGAGGAGATGGTTCTCCATACGGGAGCACCCGGTCGCGCGGTGGAGATCCTCAACGAGAAGCCGGAGCACCGGATCATTCTGTTGTTGAAGGCGCAGGGATTGTCCAACCGCGAGATCGCTCAACGGTGTGGATACGGAGAAGCCTGGGTGTCGCAGGTGCTCCGTCAACCCTGGGCGAGGGAGAGGATCTTGTTGGAGTTACAAAAAGCGAACTCCGATCAAATCGCGGCACTCTTACGAGGAGAGTTAGCGAATTCGATCTTCACTCTCATCGAGATGAGGGACACCGCACCGAAGGCGTCCGATCGAATCACCGCCGCGAATTCCATCTTGAATCGGTTCCTCGGGACGCCAACGCAAAGAGTGGAGACGCAGGTTACGCACCTTAAGCCGGGCCAAACCGTCGAAGATCTCGACCGAACGATCACCGAGTTGGAAGCCGAGGAGAAACGTCTTTTAGGAGAACGATGAGCGCCACCGCGATGAATGAAGACCCCGAACTGTTCGCTATCCGTCAGCGACGTGCGGAGCTTCAAGCACGAAAGGTGGAGCTAATCCGTTCGAACGCACTTTCCTTCTACCGTCCGCATGAAAAGCAACACGCCTTCCATCGGTCGGCGGCCTCCAAACGGATGATCCGCGCCGGCAACCGGTTTGGGAAAACTCAATGTGGTGCGGCGGAAGACGTTGCTTGGCTGATCGGGGAACGTCCCTGGGAGGAACCGGCCTTTAGGAAGTTTAACGTCCCCTCCCGGCCCGTCAAGGGGATCGTGGTTTGCCCTGATTTAGACATCGTCGACCGGGTGTGGACCTCCGAAAGCGGTCAACCGCCAGGGAAACTTTGGCACTTTCTCCCTCGGACGATGGTGCGGTCCACCCACACGAAGCAAGGGACGATCGTTCGGGTGGAACTCACCAATGGGAGTGTGATTCACTTCGAGACCGTCAAGGCGTGGAAGAACGATCCGATGAGTCTCGAGTCTGCCGATTGGGACTTCGCTCACTTCGACGAGCCTATCCCGAAGGAGATGCATACGAGTATCGTCCGCGGTCTGATCGATCGAGGCGGAAAGCAGTGGTTCACTCTCACTCCGTTACGCGAGCCCTGGATCAACGATCTCTTCTTTCCCGAGGAAGGTGGCAGACCGGACGAGGTTTGGGCGATCGACGGTTCGATTTACGATAATCCCTCACTGTCACCGATCGCGATTAAGGAGTTTGAATCTGGCCTAAACGACGAAGAAAAAGAGTGCCGTTTGCACGGAAAACCGTTGCATCTCGCGGGGTTAGTCTACAAAGAATTCAATCGTGCTACGCACGTCCTCACTAAGGTGCCGCATGGTTGGTCGAACTACAACGATCCACCCCGTGATTACTCCATCTACTACTCGATTGATCCGCATCCTCAAACTCCTCACGCGGTGCTCTTCTGTGCGGTCTCTCCGCTGGGCCAACGGTTCTACTTCGAGAACATCTTTAAACATTGTTCGATTGCCGAGCTGGCGGAGTTGATCCATCCGGTGATTCGTAACCGCCACATCATCGCGGCCAGGATGGACCCGTTGGGCTTCATCGAAGACCCAATCTCGGGGAACACGATGGCGAGTGAGTTGGCAAGGTGCGGGATCTACGTCGAGAAAGCGACTAAAGCTCTCGCACAGGGAATTCTCCACGTGAAGGGGGAGCTGAAACGCCGTCCGGCTACTCTTTACTTCTCTCCGATGGTCCAACGAACCCTTTGGGAGATCACCCGGTATTGCTGGGACGAGCGGGAAAACAAGCCCATCGACGAGAACGACCACATGATGGAAAATCTGTATCGACTCGAACTGATGGAACCGAAGTTCTTCCCGCGTGATGATGCCGCCTGGAGCCGTCGGCTTAAGCCGCTTAATATCACTCCAGGGGATATCTCGGCAGACGTTCGGAACGAACTCCGCGAAGTTCGAGCAGACCTTACATCGCTATGACAAACAACGATCTCTCTTTCCTCCAGTGGGTCTCCGCGAGCGGGACTTACGCCCATCGTGTGGTCACCCCTTCTGGAACCAGCGTTCTTCTCTCTTACAACGCATCGGGCCTGCCCAGCGCGTCCGCTGCCGATGCGAGGGCCGCTCTCACGAACTGTCTCGCGGGAGCGGTCCTGAATTATTTCGCTATGACGGAACAAGCCTCGGCCCCGTCCGCGCCGGCGGCCGACCAAGCCGTCTTATACTGCGAAGATAACGGTGGTGGTAAAACCCGACTAGTCATCAAATTCAACACCGGAGCCGCTATCGTGCTCGCAACTCAGGTTTAAATATGCTTCCTCTCGCACCATTCCTTCCTTTCGGCACCTGCGCTTCGATCAAGGTCACCATCCTCGCGAAGCCAGCGGTGAACGATTTCGTCACTATCGCGGGGGTTTCTTACTCCTTTGGTGGGGCGTTCTTTGGAAACAACGCCGTCGAGGTGGCGGGTTCGCTGACCGCCGCGATCAACGCGGATGTGAATCGGCAATCGCTCCACGGAAAGAGCGATCCCTTCAATAAGGTGTTCGCTGTCCAATACGGGACGACGATCGCAATCTTCAGTGCGATCCCTGGTCCGTATGGAAACACTCTAACCGCTTCTTCCTCGTCCTCGTTGCCGAAAAGCCCATTCGTGGTGTCCGGCGGTGGAAACTTCTCGGGGGCCATCGGAGACGGCTCCCTCGGTGCGGCGAGCGGGGTGAAGACTTCTCAGACCACCCTAGCCGCAAACTCGAAGCGTCGAAACTTTATGGTTCAGAACTGCAACACCGCGGTTCTCTACATGAAGCTTGGTGCGGGGGCGAGCGCGTCGGACTTTACCAGGGTCCTCGCTGCGTGCACCGCGGCCGATGACGACAAAGGTGGCGCTTACCCCTGGGATTACGAATACAAGGGCCAGGTCACCTTCTTTTCAGCCTCGACCTACCGGTATGCGGTAACCGAACTCGTCCTGCCATGATCCCCGCCGAGATTTACGAAGTCACTCGAGGAGCCCAGTGGGATGGGGTTCTTCTTCAGTGTTTCGACGAAAACGGGGTCGCGGTGGATTTGACCGGGTGCACGGTAACGTGCGTGGTTAAAAACCACCTTGGGGATTCGATCACTTTGTTAGCCACCGTTTCAACGAATCAAATCCAAATCATCCCGGTGATTGCGAGCGAGACGGTGAACTGGGTGCCTTCCGAGTATTACGGTGATCTCTTCATCACCTGGCCGGGCGGCATCCTCCGGGGACCGTGGTTTATAATCAAGTTGGCGGTCTCTAACGCGGTTTCCATTCCCTAACATGGCCACTCCTTATATTATTAAAGTCTCTCCTCCGCCGGCCACGATGGGCGGCGTCCCCGACGGCGATAAGGGCGACGTCGTAGTTTCGGTTGGAGGATCGGTATGGTCGTTCAAATCCTCCGTGGTCTCTACCTTTGCCAGGACGCTGCTGGACGACCTCACCGCTGCCGCGATGCGCGCAACGCTCGGTCTCGGGGGAGCCGCGATTCTCGAGGTGGGAACCTCCTCCGGGACAGTTGCCGCAGGTAACGATTCGCGATTCATCACCGACGGTGACAAGGGTGACATAACGGTCTCCGTATCCGGGTCTTCCTGGACGATCGATAACGGCGTCGTCACTCTCGCAAAGATGGCGAACATGGCGACGGCGTCGTTGATTGGACGAAACACCGCTGGGACTGGCGTTCCCGAGGTGCTGAGCGCGGCTACGGTTAAAACGATGCTCGCTCTGAACCTGGTTGAGAACACCGCCTTGTCGACATGGGTGGGATCGTCGAACATCTCCACCCTGGGCGTCATCACCGCGGGCACCTGGCAAGGGAGTGCGATTTCGAAGACGTATCTCGCAGGCTTATCGAAGTTCGAGATCGCCGAAGCGACAGTGGCGAGTGCTTCAACGTGCGATATTGGTGGTGCGACTTCAGACAACGTCTTAATCACTGGCACGACGGGGATCACGTCCTTCGGGACAGGAACGGCAGGCGTCCGCCGATACCTCCGCTTCTCAGGAATCCTCACCATCACCCACAACGCCACCTCGTTGATCCTCCCCACCGCGGCGAACATCACGACCGCCGTCGGGGACAGCGCGATTGTGGAATGTCTTAGCGCTGGTAACTGGAAGGTGCTGGTCTATCAAAGACAGGACGGTTCTGCCCTACTCGGCTCAGGAAGTGGAGTTACCGCGGCAGAGCTGGGTGCCCGTTTGGCGGGGGCTTTCGGTGGAGTGACGTTCGACAACGTAACCGTCAATCAACGCGGTTACACTTCACTACTAGATTGGAACGTTGGCACCTCCGACTTCTCCATCGTAACGAAGTTAGACGTCCCCACGGTCGCTCCTGCGAGTAACGCCCCCATCTGGGCGTTGTCTTCCGCGAACAACGCGGTAGCGCCACTGTCTTGCTCTTGCCGACTCGAGGCTTCGACCGGCTCTCTCCAGTTGGCCCTTTCAGGAACGACACAGGATAGCTATCGTCGATACTACTATAATAACTTCCTCGCAACGTACGGAGGGCAAACCGTTTTCCTCACGGTGGTTCGGCTGAACGGAACGATCTCCATATTCGTGGATGGCACCGACATCACCGCGTCCTTCTCGGAGTTCACCAACGCAGGAAGCGGAGTGATGCCCGCTTCATGGGCTGAGTCAATCTCGAGCGCCTGGTTACTCATCGGAGGCATCGGCGCTTCCGCACCTGGTTACGCCGGCAGGATCGCAAGAGTCACTCCTTTCAACTACGCGCTGTCCTCGACGCAGATCGGAGCGTTCAGAACTGGCGGAGTTGCCGTTTCCGAACAATTGCCTTACGTAGTCGGAACGAATGCTATTTTGAACGTCGAGAAGAATGGAGTCTTCTCGAAAGGCATCGCCTCCGACTGGGTCCCGACTGGTGGCGGAACCTCGATCTCGACGGGTGGGGCGGTTGTCCTGGGGAGCGCGGGCACGAATGTCAGCTTAAGCGGATTAAGCGGTTACATCGCCCAACTTGTTCCTGGGCAGTTATATCAACTCTCTTTCGACATTTCGGCTTCGACGTTCGGTGCAAATTCGATTACCGCTTACTGGGGATTGGGTGTTAGCGACACTTCTATACCGATCGCGTCAGCGAACGCGAATGGATCGTTCGTAGGGGAGTTCACTCCGTCCTTCGGCGTAGGAGTTCTATCACTCATTGCTAACATCGGAGGAAGCTCCTTCACACTCTCGAACGTCAAGATCGTTCGAAAACTGCTGACCAATGGTTCGTTCGAAACATCAGGCAGCCCCATTGGGAGTTGGACCACCTCTATAGCGGGTTCTTCAACGGTTACTAGAGACACCACGAACCAGCGAAGCGGCTCCGCGTGCGCGGCCTTAAACGTAGTCGCTGGGGCAGCGTCGGCGATTCAACAAACCGCACTTACCGTAGGGCGTCTCTACCGTATCGGCTTCTGGGCGAAGTGCACAACGACCAGTAAACAAGCCGTAGCTTGCGACGGAGGGACGGTTAACTACACCGCTCCTTTCATCACAACTTCGTGGGCTTACTACACAGTCGATTTCGTTGCGACTACCACTGTCCTTCAGATGAAACGAGGGACGGGCGTTGGTGATTATACCATTTATCTGGACGACGTTGAAATCTGGGAATTGGGAGCCGTTGGCGATTTCTCCGCTGCCGGTTTAGACACCGCCTCCCCGCTGTGGCGCAACAGCAACACCCGCTTCTTCGATGCTACGTTGTCGAACTTTGTCCAAGACTCAAGTGGAACGTGGAATGGCATCCACAACTCCGAGGGGAGACCCTGGGTAGTTAACGACCAACTGAATCGTTTAGGACGAGAATCTGGCTCCAGCGCCAGTGGGGGTATTTACCTTCCTGGTAACTCTAACCAAAGACTGACCATCTCGAATGGTCCTTCGATTGGGGCTAACGCCTTTTGGGTGCGTATGCAGTTCTGTATGCCCGCCGTGGCCCCGGCATCGAACCGTGGATTGTTTCACTTTTCTGGTTCTGCCGTGCCTGCGACTGGCGCCAATGTCTTCACGGGGTATATTGACACAAACGGAGACCTCGCGATTCTCCTATACGGAGCAAGCGGTTCGGATTATCGTAAGCTCCTTTGCTCTGACGTCATCACTCGCTATGGCGGAAAGGTGGTTGACTTAATCATACACCGAACGACAGTTGGCGGCCTCGCCTGTTGGGTGAATACCGATAAACAGTTTGGACTCGAAACGGTGGCAGGGAATCCCCCGACGTGGCTCGGAAGCGTCACTTCCACCTACATCAACATCGCCGCGAACTCGACTACGGCGTGCTTCACCGGGAATCTCCATCGATTTCAACTCGGTCGGGGAGATATGACGGACAAATTGATCCGTCAACTCCTCGCTGGCGGCATCGGAACCGGAGCGGGGGCCTCCTCAGGCACTCCGATCTCTCGCGGTGGTATTATGGCTTCGACGGACGGTTTAGTCCTCGAGACGGATCTAACCCTCGGTTGGGGGATCTTTTATCCGGACGTTGCCGCACCGGTGATTCTCTCCACCGCACCGAGCGTCGGCGCTTTTGTGGCACTCTCTAATCTGGGAGACGAGACTCACATACGGCCATCGTATGCACGACGTAACAACTACGCGGACGCAAATCGTCGTTTCTCTGGCGCGGTTGCGAACGGATCGACAGGGGTCACCGCTCAAGGCGATACCTTCACCGTGCAAGGCACGCCCTCCTCAAGTGCTGCGGATGCAAATCAGCCACAGTGTGTGAACGTCGCCTCCGCGGCTTCCGTTGGAGCTTTAGCTGGTTACTACACCTCCGCGATCCACTACGTCGCTAACCACCCGCGAAGCGCCGCGATTGTCCGCTTGGTGGATCTGACCAACATGTGCGCCTGGGTCGGATTCCATAACGGAACTGCTAACGCGCTGAACAACACCGACACCCCCACTCTATCGATGGCTGCGTTTCGTTTCTCTCCCACCCGAGCGGGGGATACGAACTGGATGTGCGTTACCAACAATGCGGGAACGGCGACCGTCTTCGACACCGGCATCGCCGCGAACGCCAATCTGGTCGTCCTCGAAATTGAGATCATCTCCGGTCAACGCGTCAACTTCTACATCGACGGTCGGTTGGTTAAATCCCAGACCCTCACTCTTCCTTCCTCCACGGCCTCTTGTCGCTGGCAGGAACTAGTTGAGGCACGTGCCGCCTCGGCTGTGAATATCAAATTCGTGCAGGTTGACATCTCTACCTTCTAGTTTATGTTTTATATTCTCGTAACTAACAACTGGCCAGAGCGGCTTTCTCGAGAGCCTTTCGAGGGTTATACTCACACCTTCGAGACCGAGACCGAGGTTCTCGATTTTTACTCGGCCGCTGAAAAGTGGAGACCTCTAAAGCTGTGGGCGAGGCTTGAAAACAACTGGCCCGTCGAAATCCGAGAAACCCCCTGGGAAGGTGCCACAAAAGAGTTCTCGTCTCAGGCGGAGTTTGAAAACTACTGCATCGCGAACTCTGCGAGCGCGCCGACTCCCGAAGTGGGTCCTTCCGAAGCGGAGGTTTGGAGAGCCAAGCTCACCGAAGGGTGGCTCGACCCAGTGACGAAGATCCGCCTTAAAACCACCGAGGAGGCTCGAAATCTGTTCGCGGGCCAAGTCGTGATGATCCGCGAGGCGATCGATCAAGGACAGCTCTCTAATGATGTGCTGATGCCGATCTGGGACTTCTATGAGCAACCCCACACTCTTTCCGTTGGCGCGATTCGTAACCTCCTCATCCGCTACGGAATGGCCTGGCAGACCATGTTTAATCAATATGCTCCATGAACGTTCTCGGGATCGCCTTTAACTCAGTCGCACTAGGCACCGCCTGGATAGCAACCACAGCACCAACCGAACTAACCCAAATCAAAGACTATGGCACAGTAGGCATCATCGCAATCGCATTGGTTGGCGGCCAGATCGCCGCCACTCGTGATATGACGAAACGTCTGCGCGAGATTGAAAACCAGCGATTTGAGACGATGAAAGCAAACCTGAAAGCAATGTCCGATGCAACAGCCGCAATCTCCAAACTCTCCAGAGAACTCTCCGAACGGCCTTGTCAACAGGTCCATCGAAGTTCGAAACTCCGCGATGAAGACAATCATTAACTTTTGGCTAGTCGCAGTTCTGTTCTGTGTGCTTCTGGCATATCTAACCGGATGCGCCAGCCCTGGCTCGGTCGTTCGCGCAATGGGCAAAGACCCTGCGACAGTCCACGTGCGAGTAACCACCATCTATGGTTCTGTCGAGGTGTCGCGCACGAATCCGATGACTAACTCTATTCCTCATTCGATCGGAGCGGACGGAACCGTGACTGTCGGAAAGTAACTCGTATGGATAAGTTTCTTCGTAACGACCTTCTTCAAGAGGAGTTATCCCCATTCCACCTGGGGCTACTTAATCACTGTAAAGCCCTCGTCAAGATGTCTCGAGACAAGATGTCTAAGGCATATGACGATTGGGATCGTTACGATCAAACCTACAAGGGAGTGATCCTTCCTAACGAGGACGACAAGAAAGCGGAGAAGCGTGAAGAGCCCACTCGAATGATTGTGCCCCTTACGTATGCTCAGGTTCAAACCTTCATCGCTTTCTGTTTCGGATTGTTCTATCAACGGGACCGCGTCTTCGAACTCGAAGGACGAGGAGCGGAGGATGCGGTCCCAGCGAGAGCCGCGGAAGGTCTTCTCGAGCGGGATCTCGAACATGAGTGTTTCGACGCCATCCTTTACCAGTTCTTGTTAGACTTGGGCCGGTTTGGGATCGGCATCATTAAGACGACCTGGGCCCACGAGACCGTAATGGTGGAGAAAACGATCCAACAGCCCGGTATGTCTTTCCTCGGTTTTCAAATCGGCGGAGGACAAACCACCCAAACGATTCCCGAGACGAAGTATCTAGGCAATAAACTATACAACATCTCTCCCTACCGTTTCTTTCCTGATGTGCGCTTACCGCTACGTCGCTTCCAGGAAGGTGAGTTTGTAGCAAGTGAAGACGAGATGTCGTGGGTCGATCTCAAACAGCTCGAATTCGAGGGGACGGTGGTCGGGTTGAAGTTCGTCCCTAAGATCACCGAGAAAGCGTTGGAAAATCGGGGTGCCTCAAGGTTGAATACGGTAGATGTCACCGCTAACTCGACGGTGCCAGGTGGCGTTGGACAATCCCATAAGGCCGTTCTGATTACAGAAATCCAAGTCAAGATCGTCCCGAGCGAGTTCATGGTTGACGGTCGTCCTCTTGGTCCCGAGGAGTATCCTGTTAAATACCTCGTTTGGATCGCGAACGACGCTCGGATCATTCGGTGCGAACCTCTCAACTACGCGCACGGGGAATTCACCTACGTCCTCCAAGAATACAGCCCAGATCTGCACACCCTTAACAATCCCGGTCTGGCTGACACGATCGACCAACTCCAGAGCACGATCACTTGGTTTATCAACTCGCACATCTCCAGCGTGCGACGAACGATTCAAAACCAATTCGCTGCGGATACCTCGGTAGTAAACCCGGAAGATATTCTCTCCAGGAGTCCGATTATTCGAGTTAAGTCCGGCGCAATGATGCAGGGCATTGATCGTGTGCTTAAGCAGCTTAATATCACAGATGTGACTGGCAATCACGTCAATGATGCCCAGATGCTTCAACAACTGATCATGACCACTACTGGGATTAGTGAGAACATGCTCGGTCAGTATTTCTCCGGTCGCCGGTCTGCCACGGAGGCGCGAAACGTCGGAAGCGCCGCTGCGGGTCGGTTGAAGGTAATCGCACAGTTGATCTTCAAGGGCGCACTCATGCCGATGGCGCGTCAGATGATCTCCAACCTTCGAGAGGGTTTGGATGAACAAACCTTCGTCCGAGTCCTTGGACAGGCCACTGATCCGATGTCTTACTACTCCTTCAACGCCATCTCGAAGGACAACCTAATCGGTAACTACGACATCAAATTCTTCGATGGAACGCTTCCGTCGGAACGAATTTTCCAAGCCCAGACGATTCAAGACCTCGTCACCGTTTTGCTCCAGAATCCCCAAGTGATGGTGCTTCTCAATTACGATATCAATGCCCTCATTAACGAGATGCTGATTCTTCGTAACATCAATCACCCTGAGCGGTTTAAGGTGCAAGGACAGAACCAACAAGCCGCATTGCTGTTGCAGTTGGCACAACAAGGACAAATGAATGCAAATCCTAACCCCGGTGGAACGCTACAAGGCACTCCCAGCGAAGGAACAGGCCCAGTTGTTGGAGGCGCTGATTGAAAACCCGGCCTATGCCGCTCTGGTCGAGATCTTTCAAACAAACCGTGAAAAGCTCCTCACTGACATTTCAATTTCACACCCGGCAGACATCGGCGATGTCCTCGCTCGGGAAAGACTTCTCGGTGCAACACTCTGGATGGGCTTCATCGAGAAAGTTAGACAAGACACCATCCTCGAACTAAGACAACGGGACTAATCGTATGGCACAAGACAACAACAACGACACCGCTCAGGATCTCTTCGACCAACCCGAAGATGCCGCCCAGGGTCAAAATGGTGATAACCAGGGAGGAGATTCTAACGACTCTCAATCCCAGGATAACACCAACGCGCAGACGGGGAAGGACGTTATCAGCGGCCTCTCTCCGGATCAACTTAAAGCTATCGTCTCTGGTGCGATTCAGGACGTGAGGAAACAATCGCCTGCCCAAACGGATGACGATGATGAACTCACCCCAGAGAAGTTAGCGAAGTTGATCCAACCGTTCAACCCTGATGATGCTTTGTTGACGCTCCTCTCGAGTGAGAAACCCGAGGATCGCAAACAAGCCCTCATGCTGTTGGCGGATGGAACGACTCGTCAGGCGATTCAAATCGCACAGCTCCAAATGCAACGTCAGCTCAAGGCATTGACGAAACAAATCGAGGGGGACCTCGGCTTTGTGAAGTCCTTCGCCCGGCAGCAAGCGGAGCGGGAACTGGTGGACGAGTTCTACAAATCTTACCCTCAGTATAAGGGTATGGACCCTCTGTTGCAGCAAATCAAGTCTGCTATGGAGGCGGAAGGGGTTAAATTCAACTCCAAGAAAGAAGCTTTTGCAGCAGTGCATTCACGGGCCCAAGCGGTTCTTAAATCGCTTAAGGTGGAACTCCCGAATGGAGACGACGCCACCGAAGACACGGCCCAACAGCGCCCTGTTGCGAATCAACGTCGTATGCCCACGCTCACTGGCGGAGGGCAAGGCGGTGCTGGCGGAGGCCAGAAGTCCGGGGGAGGCACCTCCTCGAGGGCGGCCGTTGCCAAAGAACTGTTCGGATAAGGAAACAATATGGCTATTCTTGGCCTAATCGGCACGGAACAATTCGCTTCTGAGCGGTGGACAAACATCCGCTCGTCCGTGTTTTACAACTACCCAGCGGGCTCTGCTCCGTTGATCGGGCTCCTCTCGATGCTCCCGTCAGAGGAAACGAACGATCCCTCGTTCACGATCTACGAGAAGCGACTGTATGAGCAGCGCACTCTCACGATCACCCAGGGCACCTCGAAAGGACCTTTCCTCGTGGCGGCCGGCACGGATCTCGGTGATCCCGGCACCATCACGAAGGACACTGAATATCAGGTCTGCGTCGCCTCCTCGGAGAAGTTCCGCGTTTCCCACGTCATCAAGATCAAGGTCGATCTGAACTCTGCTGCCTCGTCTGGTGAGGTGAAGGGTATCGTCACCTCGATCGTGGATGCGACTCACATCAAGTTCCGCGCGATCAACACCACTTCGACGATCGACAACGGAACGACGAACGAAAACGTCGGCAAAGAAGTCCTCGTCATCGGTTCCGCGAACGCCCAGTTCGCCACGATGCCGAGCGGACAGATCTGGACGCTGCCTACGGCGATCACGAACTACACTCAAATCTTCCGGACGCCGTTCTCGTTCTCCCGCACGGCCCTGAAGGCTGGAGCCAAGTTCGACAAGAGCGGTCCCTACAAGGACAAAGCGAAGGAAAACTCTCTCAACCACATGCGAGAGATGGAGTTCGCTTTCCTGTTCGGCGACAAGACCGCTTACAACACCGGCGGTGGCACCGACGCAATGCCGACGTTCACCACGGGTGGGATTCTCTACTTCCTTAACCTTTGGGAAGCGGGTTCCACTTACGGCAACTCGGCGGCAACGGCAGATACCGACGACAACAAGCGTATCATCGCGAACGTCGGGGGATCGATCAACGAGAAGAGTTACGATAAGTATCTCGAGCGTATTTTCCGCTACGGAAACAACGTCTCGAGTGACCGTATCTGCTTCTGCGGGTCCGGCTTCCTGAGCGTGATGAATCAGCTCTATAAGAGCAAGTCCTGCCTCGACGCCGGGTTCCCCACGAGTGACTCCTACGGCATGAGCGTGGTGAAGCACATTTCGCCCTTCGGGACGATCTATTACAAATCGCATCCGTTGTTCTCGATCAACGACGCTCTGCGGTATAACGCTCTGTTCTGCGACGTTCAGAACCTCCGGTTCCGCCCGCTGCTCGATTCCGATACCGAGCTGCTCAAGAATCGTCAGGCTCGGGATGCCGACGGACGGACTGACGAGTGGCTCACGGAAGCCGGGCTGGAACTGCGGATGCCCGAGTCCTTCCTGTATCTGCAGAACGTCCAAGACTACGTCCCATAACCTATGGCTAACCTAGCACAATCAGCAGTCACGATCAACCGAGCATGGGTTGAGGCGGGGATGTCCGGAAAGGAACTCTCCTGCCGTCAAGTGACTCTCGTCCTCACCGGTCAAGGCGGAACCACTAACCTGATTCCGGCCTCTGTTCTCGCACTGAAGAAGATCGAACAGTGCACTAACGCGATTCTGAGCACCGACGCGAAGGTTTACACGGCGACTCCAAACTATGCCGGGACCGCTATCCTGTTGGTGGACCTAACTCAGGCAACCGACGCCAGCCGTATCCCGGCCGACGTCACCGGAACCATCCGGTTAGTAGTGAAAGGATACCTGTAACCTATGCCAAACCAAGTCAAGAAGAACTGGCGTGACGCCTCGATCACGCCTTCGATGGCTAAAGACGTTTCGAGCACCAATATGCTCGACGGACTGAGCCGTGAAACCTCCTCACAGAAGGAGACGAACGAGACGAAGGAGTATTCCACTTCTCGCACGTCTCCTGGCTCCCTCGGCGGTAAAGACGCCCGCGAATAACCTCAAGGAATAGATATGGCCGCACCAGTTACATCCTTTGGAGACATGAAGTCACAACTCGCCGCATTTATGCGTCGGGATATGAGCGAGTTTGTTGTTAACGGCGTCGACTTATTGTCGAAAGCTGTGTATCGAGCTCGCACGTATGCGCAACAGAAGCATGACTTCGAAGTTTGTCGCTGTGCTGTGACTATTCCCTCAATGTCGATAGCGAATGGTGCTTTGCTATCGACCGCTGTTAGATATGGCACTACGGAACCCGTCTCGGTCAAAGCGATCGAGGCGGCGTTCTTGCCGGTTCCCGTCCAGGGGTCGTCTACGAATGTGTTGGTCCCCATCGAGAACACAATGCGTTCTCAGCACCGTCGAAGGTTGAGTGAACACTTTGGCCGGATCATGAGCGACTCTGCAACGCGCCAAGCATACTCTCCGTTGACGCTGTCTACTTATAGTCTGGTCCGCCACGGAGATATGATCTATCTCCGTCCTGCCGATGTGGAGATCTCGGGAGGGTCTGACACCTTCGACCTCCACTGTGATGCGGTGGTCTGGGCGGATACTTATGCGAGCGACGCAGACACCGATTTCTTCCTCACCTATGGAGAGTCCTTCATCTTGTTCCGGGGTGTGGTGGAGTTAAATCTCTTCCTGAAGGACAGCGAGCAAGTTCAAGTCTCGACTGCCGCTATGAAGGACGCATGGGAGGCGCTGATCTCGTGTGATACCATGATGCTCAAGAATGTAACCAGCGATTTCAATCTCCAGTGATATGGCCTCCTATCCAGCTTTAAGACTTCTTTCTCAGCTTGACGCGTCGAAACCTGCCTCCGGTGCTCCTATCTCCGAGAATGACGATGCGATTAGACAGTTAAAAGCCTTCCTCAGGTCTTTCCTAGGGCAGTCTTTCAACGATGATGGCACCTTGAAGGATGTCACCATCGCAACGGCCATGCTCGCGGATGGGTGTATTACTAACGACGAACTGGCCACCGATGCGCTTAGCGCGTTAGATAAGATCGTCAACTCATTGTTCTCAGCCGACTCGACCGGGCGTGGTAAGTTCGCAACCGGATTTGTCGACTCCTCCCTGCTGGAGGACGGAGCGGTGACCACCGCGAAGATTGCGGACCTGGCGGTGACCGATGTCGAACTAGCTGATTCTGCCGTGATAGAACGCGTTCTCGCTGCCAATTCGGTGAGCACCACCAAGGTGCAAGACCTCGCCATCACCGCGGCGAAGATGGCAAATTCGTTGGTGCTCAACGGTAAAGTCGTAGACAAAGGGATCGACACCGCTGCGTTGGCGTGCACTTCCGGACGGCTTATCGCCGGAAATGCGAGTGGGGTGGCGAAAGCGGTGAAGGTGCAAGGAGCGGTATCGATCGCTTATTCCGAACCTTCGGGAGATCCTACGTTGACTTTCACCATCACGGGCACTGCAGCCACTGCCGCGACGTATGCGCTATACGCGGAGACTTCCCCACTGGGAGACTCCCCCGCTTCGGTAGCAGGTGGGTGGACTTCTACCACCGATCGAGGTTCGTGGTCGTTACAAACTGGTTCGGTTGACTTCATGAAGGTGACTGGGAATAAGCTCCAGTTCACCTCAGACGGTTCATACCTTATCCGAGCCAGCGTGCCTGGATTCTCTTGCGGTTTGCACAAGATCCGCTTGCGAGACACTTCAGCCACGCCCGCCACGATGATACAAGGGGCCTGTTCGGCAAGCTCTCCAGGAACGATGACAAGAGCGGAGTTGGTCGGTGTCTTAGCAGTCACCGGCGCTTCGGTGGGCTCTCCGAAGGAGTATTATATCCAACACTGGACCGAAATCGCTGCTACGAACGGTCTTGGACTGGACATCAATACCGGGGGTGACGACACCTTCCATTCGCTGGTCGAGATCGTAAAAATCTCTTAATTATGGCATACGAGAAGAAGCTTCACGAGAAGACGTTCGGTATGGACGGTCAGAACCGTCCTAACCTGATCGATCAGTCCAAGTGGCGAATCCAGTTCGGAATGCGGAACAAAGACGGTTATCTTCGCCAGGTCCCGCGACGAACGATCCACTCCGCGATTTCGACTTATCACTCTCGTGCGGTAAAGAATCTTCACGCGGTGCCCGCCGAAGGTGGTTTAGTCATTCCCATCGCGATGACGGACCGAGCGGTTTACGCGTTCGACTCGAGCGGATTCCGGCCACTCCAGAGTGGATTGACCGCTTCTTCGTCGTTCTTTCGATGGGGGACTTGTTTGTATAACGAATATCTATACTTCACCAATCCGTTAAACAAGGTGATGTATACCGACGGCACTCAGGTTCGAGACCTCGGAGAGAATGTTCCGACCGGAAAGTATGTAGAAGTTTTCTTCGAACACCTCGTGGTGGCAGGAGGATCGTATAAAGGAGTGAACGAACCAACGGTGGCTCGATGGTCATCGTTGTATGATTTCACTGTCTTCGAACCAAATGGAAAGAACGAAGCGGATAGCTATGATTTTGCGGACTACGGTCGAGGCGATTGCGGCGGAGTCGGCTTAACCGGCTTAAAGCGTATCGGCGAGGCGCTGTTCTTCTTCACTCCTACCTATATCGCTCCGATGATGTATGTCGGTCTCCCCACTGTCATGCGGGTGGGCGATCCGGTTGTGAAGGACAAAGGAAACTCTTTCCCCTACAGCATGGTGGGGAATGATTCTCGGTGTTTCTTCGTGGACGAGACTCTTCAGACGTTCTTCTCCTTTGACGGACAACAAGCAGTCGAGATTGGTAAGACCGTTGGTGCATACTTCTTCTCGCTGCTTTCTACCGTTCCCTCTGAGCGGAATAAAACAACAGCGTATATCGATCCGATCGAGACCGAAGTGCACTGGTTATTCGTCTCGAAAGATAGCACCTCCTCCAGGTTCGATATGGAGATCGTCTTTAATTACGAGGAGAACACCTGGTATATCGCACCTGTCGAAGACGTTCACTGTTTTCTCCCCTCGGTGAGAGTGGCTGCGGTTAGTTCTAGCACCAAGGGCGCAGCGGCGAACACCTCCACGGAAGAAGCGTTTAGTTACACTTACAAAGAGACCCTTCCGAAGTTGTTTGGCTTCCGCAATGGACGTCTCCTAAAGGAAGAGACCGATTCAAACACCCTTGCCGAGTGCCTTACCCGAGTTGATCCCTATCTCGAGACGGGAGACATGCACTATGGTTCGACTTTACAAAAGAAGGAGATCGAGTCAGAAGCGATCCACGCCTCGGTGAAGGAAGATTCGAACCTGGCTCGAGTGGAGGTGTGGACAGCGGTTCGCAACTCTCTTGAAGAAACGCCAGAGTTTATAAAAGCCGGTCAGGTCGTAGCCGAGAACAACTGGCCGAAAGCGATGTTCTCTGGACCGAGGCGGAGCGGGAACGTTTGGCGGCAGAAGTTTCTATTCACCGGGATCACCTCTCCGACGACTGTTACCTACACTCCTCCAACGGGATTCCTTCCGTTGGGATTCAACGGTCCGGTAACTGCTCTCGCGGTGGATGCGGCAGGGAAAGTATATGTCGGTGGGTATTTTGACAAATACAACGGCGTTTCTTGTCCAGCAGGATTAATCCGTTTGAATACGGACGGAACGAGGGACACCTCTTTCGCTCCAGTTTCGTTCTATATCAATGGGGTTTACCCGGTCCCGACTCAAATCGCGGTGACGGATACCGCAGTCTTCGTAGGAGCGTCGAGAACGTATACAATATTCTCGAAAGCAACGAAAACGAGTGCGAATTTTGGACTCACCTCGAACGTTTTTGGCTCTGCTCTTGAGTCGTCCGCCTATATCGCTCCTCCGTTGCTGAAGATGTCCCTCACGGGAGTGATCGACACCTCGTTTTTGCCACCGTTTAGTTATAACCATGCGACTGCCACTCAACGCTACTCCCTGATGGCGTTCGATTTGCATACTACCGGACGACTTGTCGTGAGTATCACAAAAACTCACGCAGGTGCAACGCAGAGTTCGCTCATGCTGACGAATCAGACGAACGGAACGAAGATCCACGGGATCGACTCTTCTGCGCCATTCCCTGGGGTTGAACCTGGCTTTGTCGACGTGAAGGTTTTCCCTAACGGGGATCTAATGTTCATCCACCAGGACCTGGCAAGTGGAGTAAACATGATCTACAGCGACACCTTGTCAAGCATCTTCAGTCCGATTAACAAACAAGGTGCACTGATGCACGTTTTCCAGGTGGTGAGTGATAAGTTCGTTCTAGACGAAGGCTTCGTCGTAGCGAGTAAGTGGGAAATTCAGGTTTCCGGCGATGATAAATACGGACTCGCCGACCTCCCTTACCGTATGGCGAAGGAATTGCTTTACACCAGCCCGATCGTCGCCACGAAAGAATACGGAGTTGACGACTACCACGGTAAATGGGGAAATAACGCCCCTGGCAGCCAGGTAGGGATGGTTTTCTGGAACGGTGATCCCTCGAGATGGACGTATTGCTGGGACACTTCGAATGGAGAGTATGATCCGACAAAGTGGAATAAGAACGGAGTTGTAGCTTCCGGTTCGGACACGATGTATTCCTCAACGGTCGTGCCAGAACCGCTTTGCACAGTCCCTTCTCAGTATGAATCTTCCATGTATGGTCGTATCGAGAACGGTGTGGGGTTATTCGTGACGGGGCTGGTCTCCTCGTATAAGGGAGTTTCCCTAACGTCAATGTGTTCAACACAAACCTTATCGATCAGTGGTCAACCGATTACGCACTCTTCATTTCGGTATTTTCCGCTCTTCAAGATGAAGTATGATGGATCGTTAGACAACGATTTCATCAACCATCTCTTCGAGTTTCGTCAAGCGGACGGTTCCTTGATCTCCGGAACGGAGTTTGCTGCCCTTTTGTATGCAGGACGACCGCTTTGTGCGGTTCTCTTGCCGGACAAGAAGCGCCTCCTCGTGGGAGGACTTTTCACTCGAATCGACGGAACGGTGGTTCCTGCGAATCTAGTCCTTCTCGACGCAATCTCTGGAGAAGTCATCAACGGTCAAGGCGAGATCGACAACGATGCGGTGGTGAGTTACCAAACCGGGGGAAGTGTTCGTCGAGCAGTATTTGCTGGATACGAAGAAAACATCCGTGCCTCAGGAGAACTATGATAACTGGAAATAAATTCTTTTGGTTAGCAAATCTTCAAGACGCCCAGAAGTGGTGGCCCTTCCTGTTGGAGGGACTGAATAGTTTGAACGATCCTCACGGCGCTCGTGGGGATATGGAGCCACTTCAGTTCTTCCAGATGGTCCTCCACGCGATTTCGTGCCATCCTACGAATGGTGGAGTTGGAGTCCTCACCTCGAAGAACGACAAGCCCCTCGGGTATGGGATCATCTTGAATAACACCGAGCCTTATTGTCGTAAGAGCGCGGTGGTATACGCTGTTTACTCGAATGGAAAATGTCCGACAACTACAGTTGAGCTTTTAACCAATGCCGAGAGTTGGGCGAGGTCTCAGGGATACTGCGATCTCCAAGCCTGTTCTCGTCGCATCAACGGAGCGGCCATACGGTTGTTCGAGAAGAAGTGGGGTTTCCGAAGAGCTTGTCTGGTCTTTAGAAAGGAACTAGTATGATTGAGTTTGAAGTTTGTCTAGAAGCCGCAAAGCGGATCGTGCAGGCTGAGAAAGACCTGTATCCACACTCGGAAGGGGTGGTCGCTCTTAAGGTGAGTGGTGGTGTTTCTAACACCGATTCGGCTTTTCAACGTCAAGGAACGACACAACAAGAGGCGAGTTATTCTCTGCCCTCTTCGATCATGTCGTTGCTCTCCTCGAACGCCCAGAGCGCCGCACCTAACTCAGCCTTGTCCGGCGGGATCGGGTCGTTGTTACATTCCTTAGTCTCTCAAGATCCTAATGCGGTTCCCTCGAAGGCTTCATTGGACACAATCCTAGGGCTTTCTCCAACTTCGTTTGACGGTGCGGCCACCCTCCGGACAATCGCAGGTAGGAATCCTTATTCGAGTCAGTTCGAAGACCAAACGGCAGAGTCGTTCAAGAATCGAGCCGGCACGGCGATGGCGCAAGTGCAAAGTGGTCCTTCAATGGTCCGTGGTGGGACGGCGAGGCCTGCGATCGCACAGGCTGAAATGGCCACCCGCCTCGGTCAGGAACGCGGAACGGAGGTTCGTAATGCCCAACAACAAGATGCGGGTCAGGTTTTTCAAGCCTCGCAACTTCTCAATCTCATTGAGAACGCGAGAAGGGGTCTCCAACTCCAGGCGCAGGGCTCGTTGGCTGGACAGGCTGCTGGACGCACTGCTCAGAGTATCGAAGGCGCTCGGACGGGCGAGATGCAGAAAGGAACTAATATCGGTCTTTTGCAACTTGCTTCGAATATGCTTGGGTCTCGTAAGTCGACTACCACTGACGATCTTACCGGTAAAGGCACGGAAAATCGTTCTTTTGTTCAGGGGGAGGGTGGACTAAGCTGTTGCTTTATCTTCTTGTCCGCTCTGAATGGAGGACTGCCGTGGTATGTCAACAAGGCTCGGAAGGAGTTGTTAACTCCCGCCAGGAAGGCTGGTTACCGATGGATGTCCTCCATCTTGGTTCCTTTGATGGAACGTCACTCCTGGGTCAAGAAGGCGGTAAATGTGGTGATTGTCAAACCGTTCTTACGCTATGGAGCCAGTAGGTATGGGGATACGACTAGCAAACTGGGATACCTGTTTGCTCCGTATTGTCATGCTTGGTTGGCCGGGTGGTCTTTGTCTGGAAAACTTGTTCTTCGAGGAAACTAATATGGCTTTTCTAGGTGGAATGTTAGGCGGAACGGCTACCGCTGCCGGTGCGGCGGGAGGTGCGGAAGCAGGAACGGAAATGGCGTCGATGATGGCCGCGAATGGTGTGCAAGCTGCCGCTCCTACGGCGTCTGCGATGACCGGCGCGTCGAACCCTTCGATGTGGAGTAATCTCTTCGCGGGCATCGGTAATCCGAACGCTACGAAGGATGGAATGTTGAACCTGGGGCAGTTCTTGCACGGTTTCACTGACCAAGGTGCAGGGACCACCCGACAAGGATGGGAGAACGAACACACCGCAGCAATGGCCGAGGGTCAGAAGTTACAGAATCTCCTCGGTTATGAGAAGCGAGTGACCGCTCAACCGGACATGCAAAAGGACTGGTTGGCGGGAATGCAGACCGCAGCGAATACCGGACACGTCAACGCTCTAGCCGATGCGATCCGTGGAGATAGTCGTAGGGAGGAGGATACGTATAATCGGCTTGGCGGTTACACCCCTCAGGGATACACCGCTTCGACCGGTCGCCTCGCTCAAGCGGACGAGAGTGAGCGATGGAAAAACCTCGCCAACGAGGGGCAGAGAGAGTTTGATCTGAACTTCGGTCAACGGCAGACTGAGTTTAGTGCGAACACCGAAATGGGAAGGTTAGATCAGGTTATCCGTCTGCTTCAAGGGATGCGAGGACAGGATATTCAGCAACAGCAAGTGACGAACGAAAAAGAGAGTGGTCGGATCGGGCATCTGATTAGTGCGTATGGAGCCGGAGCATTCGATCCTCAAGGTCGAGATAATCTCGCACGAGCGATTGGAGAACCTAGTTTGTTCGGCACTCCGCCTAAGTTGGGTGGCACTCCTGCCATTAACGCCACGGGAGCGCCGGACGAAGCGTCGATTAACTCGGTGCGGTCTCTTCTAAACGAAGCCCGAGGTCAGAGTGGTGGGATGAATATTCGTTCGAATCCGACCGGGAGGGGTATGAGTCCATTTACTCCGCGCCCCGCCAGTCAGCAGACGCAAATGCAAGACGATCTCTCTAGGGAACAGTTAGGACGAAATGCCTTCGTTCTGGGCATGATGCCTTCCTATGCGTTTTCGGCACTGGGGCAGCGCCTTCGTCCGGACCTCGGACCGTCGCAACATATGAAATGGGTTGACGAAGAGGCTGCAAAGCGTGATGCTCGTATCGCTCAGTTGAAGCAAATGTTGAACTTGCAATAACTATGCCTGACAATAAGCCCTTCTCGTTTGGTGATATCGTCTCCCTCCACCAAGCCGCGATTGCAAGGAAACCGGGAGAGTTTGCCGACATGCCGTTGGGGACGTTCGCGGACATCCTCAATAGGGAGACAAAGTCTAATCTGTTCGACGCGGGAAAACGGAGTGGCTTCGGAGAGCTGGTCTCTCGAGCAAGCACTTCCGTCGATAGGATTTTCGAACCGGTGTCGAATCTGACAAAACAGGCCGGCGGAGCGATGTTCTCGACGTTGTTTGGTGACAAGTATCGAGAAACTGGTGAATCCGCCGGTGAGGCGTTACCGAGATCGTTAGCTGAATTGGCACCGGGGGGACTTACTTTAAAAGCACTTGGTGCTGCATCGGCGGGAGCGAAGGCGTATTCGGATACCGGAAGCGTCGGTGCGGGATTAGTCGCTGCGGGGACAACTCCCTTTGTTGGACCGGCTATGCACCTCGGTGCGAAAGCGGTTGGAACCCGAGTGGCCGCAAAGACGGCGGAGTGGTCCCCCCGCCTAGGTCGACTTGCCGACATCGCAGGAGAGTCGTTTGGCGCAAACGTAACTGGTGCGATCATCGGTGAGGCGCAGAGGCAAGCGTCGTCGTTAGCCGCTGGTGGTGGCGTGCAACCGATCTTTACAAAAGAGCATGGTGTCGAAATGATCGGAACGCAGTTACCCTTCGTCGGGTTGGATCTCCTTCGAGCCGTTCGAGGAACGAAACCTGGAGAGTTTCGATCTAACTCCGAACGGGAGAATGCTCTCCAGTTTGCTAAGGGCGAGTTGGAAGACCATCTTTCTGCTCTGAACGCGGCGGTTGAGGCAGCTAATAAAGTGCGCGAAACGGCCAGGAAAGACCCAGGTATTCCCCGTGAAGAAGCCGCTCCGAAGGAACTGGAGAAGGTGAATGCAGTGGTGACTGCGCCTGTGCCCCATACGGACGAGCAGGTTGTCAATACCGCACTAGCCCAGGTTGGTCCGATGAAGAGGCGTCGCTTGAATATCGAGGATACTTTTGGTCACATCTCCGAAATGACGAAAGATCCTGCAAAGGCGTATACTATGATTCGACCCACCGAACGTGGGGCGTTCCCGGAGTTCAAAGCGAAGTTCAACGCGTTCTTGGCACAGAAGGAACAAGCCAGGATTGAGAGTGAGAAACAGAAGACGTCTTCTACCGAGAAGGAGGATGAGTATGGTTCGAAAGTGGCACGTCTCCAGACGATGGTCGATAAAGAACAGTGGGATGAAGCGGATAAGTATGCTACGGCGCTTCTCACTGATGAGGAACTTCCTGGAGATGTGGTGCAAGCCGTCGAGGCGCTGGTCGAGCAAGCGGTAACTCGGCAGGTCGAGGCGAAGAAACCAAAGAAGCACATCGCTGAACAGTTTGAACTGCCCGGTATTGAAACGAAGAAACCTGGCACTGAAACGAAGAAACCTGATATCGACGTGAGTGAGTCCGACACAAGAGATCCCTTCTCGGAGAGGGTGCCGTATATGAAGGAGTCAGGACGCCTAATCAAGGGCGTGAAGACAAAGATCGAGATCGGGACAGAGGAGGGCAAAGTGCCGTTCTCGATGGAGCGACGAGCTGCGTTGGGGGCGAAGGAGAAGCGGGAGAAACTTCGTCATGAAGGAACCGGCGCTACGGTGGATGTGGTGGACACTGGCAGTTCGCTATTCGTTTTGAATTACGAAGGAGATGGGAGCGGGCAGGATGTGCTCTTAAGCCGCTTAATGCGTCGAGCGAAGAAGGAAGGTAAGGTGTTACTCACCGAAGAAGAGGACGGACCGAGCCAGAAGTATTTAGAGTCATTAGGTTTCGTCAACAAGGGTGAGAACGGTTTCGCTTGGAGTCCGAATCAAAGGGTTCCGTTTAAGAAATACGAACTCAAGAGGGGTCTTCGGGAGACGTTTCATTCCTCCCGAGGTAGTTCGAAGGATCAACTAGCCGCCCAGATGGATATGGTGTTAAAGCCAGAGGACTTTCCTTTGTCGAGTGATGTCGAAACGGCGGCGGCACAGACCGCTCGTGCGTTGGATCTTCTTCAGGAAAGTGCGCTGCTAGGAATGCAGCCGGACATCTTGAAAGGAGTGAGGGACCAGAAGAAGCAGATGCAAGCACAGATTCAGAACATGGTCCGTCAGGGGATGTCTCCCACCGAAGCGATCCATGCGGTGTATCGTTCGACAATGACCAAATTGAGAAAGTCTATCCTCGAACGGGTGGAGGCTCTCGATGGGGTTAAGCCTCCAAAGTCGTTCGGGGTGCCGGAAAAGACACTTCAGAGAGCTATCGAAGAGTGGCATAAGGTGCCAGATCACATCACGATGGCCCTCGCTGGGTTGTTGGATTCGGCCAGTATGCACGGGTTGAGAGCGAACGATAAGTGGGCCGATGGGGCGATGGACATCACCATGGTGGCAGCGCATAAGTTCGCGACAGACGAGGCGTTCCGAACTAATAAGGTGAAGGACTGGGAGAAGGTGCATCCCGAAGCGTTAGACGCTTTAAAAGCGAACGCTGAGTATTATCACATGGTAAGTAAACAAGAACGCTCTATGCTCGAGATCGACCCGAAGAGTGGAGCGCTTCGTCCGACTCACGATAAGGCGGCTCAGGAGCGAGTGATGATGGCCGATGCGGTGAAGAGTGATACGGTGGAGCAGACGTATAAAAAACTCCTCGAGGTGGAGACCTTCCGTTGGGTCGCGGCGAAGTGGTTCGGACAGACCTTGAGGAAGATGACGTTACTCTCTCACCAACGAGAGCGTGGGATCACCCCCGAAGCGGAAGAGAGCGGGAAGGTGTCCGTTCGTAACGAGGAAAACGAGGGAGTGACGCTCTCCTCGTTGCAAGATCTGAAGGTGGAGTATCTCGATCAGGAAACGTTCGTCGAAAACGAACTGAAGAGAACGCAGAACGACATAATTGCCATGGTCGGAAATCCGTCTCAAATCGAGATTGCCGCTGCGTTGAAGAAGATGGGAAAAGAGAGACTCCAGCATAAGACGATGGTTAAGTTGATGCGCCTCGTTAAAGCGTTTTACGCGGGAGATGTGACGGTGAAATACGCCGAGGCTGGACCGGATAAAGGGAAACTGTGGTATTCTTATAAAGGTGGAAACCCTGAGGCGTTAGCGAAACTGTTATCGGACGAGTATTCGTCACTCACCCCTCGAGCGGCACAGAACTTCATGGCGGAGAACGTCGTGCCGTTGTTCAACACCTTGTGGGATACGGCAGAGACTCGACGTCGTGCTGGGAGGCAAGCTCCGTATATTACGCAGGAGTTGACCGCGGATGTGAGTGCTCCCTTTGGATTGTCCGAGGAGGTTACGAACAAACTCGAAAAGGCCGGTATCGCGCCAGAGTGGTTTGCTCACGAAGAAGGTGCGACTGCGAGGGATTCGTTTTCGATCTTCGCAACGTCCTTTCTTGAGGCGGGATACGATCCTGCGAGAGCCACTCTCTTGGCGACCGTGGCAGCGAAAACGGCAGGCGTGTTTAGAAACGTTGGTAAGGTCCACATCGGAGAGGTGGTGGGCCAAGCGGGTGTCGAGGTAGGAGGGTTGGCCATACACGCAAAGGGATTCGACCAGGGCTTGGTTTTGATCAAAAATCCCGTTGACCTAGGAGGGAGCGACTTGGCGGTGAAGTTGTATAACGCCTCTCGTGTCCTCGCGCATGAGTTGTTTCATACAGGGAGCAGCGACCCAGTCCTCGGAGAGCGGTATCGAAAGGTGGTTGAGACCGCGAGTGAGTTACCCAGCGAGGTGCGGATGAACATCATCGGCAAAATCGCTAAGGAGGTAATGAAGGGGAGAGGAGTGAAGGACACGGAGGGAATATTCAACCAGGTGATGACGAACGCGGGAAAGTCCGGAGGAGAATTCGCAGCGGACTTTGCGTCCTTTGTCGCAATGGGTAAGGTGGGAGAATCCGTTAAAGCGGAGATCGAACATCTTCCCGCCGACGTGGCTGACTCGATGAAAGTGTTCCTGGCGGACCATAAGGCTATCGTTGAGCAGGTAGCGAAGTATCACGACTTGATGCCACTTCCTGATGATAAGGTTGGGAAGACGATCGGTCAGACCGTTCGAGAGATGTCGACGCACCTTGACGAGGTGTTGAATTCGCTCGATTATGTTAATGAAGTCTCGAAGGGTTTTGCACTGATGAATGAGTTGTCACCTGGAGAGTTTCAACATATGTTAGCGACGAACGGTTCTTTACCGAGAGTGAATAGTTTAGGAAAACTGCTCGGTTCCTTCGCCGCGGACGCTTCGGTGAGTGACGTAATAAGGGGCGCTCGGAGAGCACTAGGGATCGAGGCGCGAAGAGAGTTCGAGCGGACAGCCGGAGTCGGACCTAGATTCTGGGAGAAGTTGTTTCCATCCGCTCAATTCCGTGAGGCGCATCCGGAGATTAAACCGTTGTTGGATCTAGCGTATTCGTTTCGTGGAATGACCGAGGATTTCTACGAGAAGATCATGGCGCCGTTTACATACGATCGAGCCGGGAATAGAACGGTGGATTTCCTAGGCCGTCCGAAATTGGATCTCGGCTCTCACGGAGTGAAGGAGGTTCTTCGAGATGTGGATGCGAATGAGTTGAACACTCTGATCGGATTGTGGAAACAAGAAGCGGAGATGACAATCTCGGATCTGAGGAAGAACTATCCGAGTGAGTATGCACGAATCACGAAGCCTTTTAGTAAGGCTCTAATCGAAGCGGTAGAGCACTTTCACGAGGCAGTAGAAAAAGTGCAGCCCGAGATCGCTCGACTGATGATTGATTCTACTGGAAAGACGATCTCGAACGTCGGTGCGATGGCGTTGAAAGGAGCAGGAACGTCTTTATCGACGTATGACGTCATCGATATCGCGGACCGTGCGTTTAAACTGTATCTCGAACAGCAAGAGTTAATGTCCGCTGGAGCGATGGGAAGTCCTGCTGGGCTCGCCAATACGGCCGCACTGACCAAGATCCAAGGGGACGTTGGGATGAAAGCGTATATGGCTATGTTTAGACAGTTTAACGCTATGCATCCCGAGTATCAAACGGTCGTTGGGAAGTTGAAGGATAGACCGTGGTATATGACCGAGACGCGTAGGGGAAGGTATTTCGTTTCGTGGAAGGACGCTTCGAATGTGCCTGGGGTGGCCGGGTTTGATTCGCTGGAGCAAGCGAACCGGGTGATTCAACAGAAACAGATTCAAGGATTCCACGTTCGTGCTTGGGAGAAAACTGGACTAAAGCCCTTCTCGGGTGCGGATCAGGATCTGGTCGGAGCGATGGCAGCGGTTGAGAAGAAAGCGTTCGAGGCGACGTTGGCTGCCCTTCCGAACGGAACTTTTAAGGATCAGTTACGCTCGAGTTACGTCCCCCTCGAAGCGATCTCGAAGGAGTATGGATCGAAAGGTATCGCGAAGTATGGGATGGAACGAAACCTAGCCCCAGGGAGAGAGTATTTAAACATGGCAGAAGGTTTCTTCGATCAGACTCAGGCCATGGCTTTCGGTCTTTCTCGAAAGAACATCAAGGAACAGTTGGCCTTGTGGCAGATGGACGCGTCGATCGAGCAGAATCCCCACTTGAGGGATTATACAAACGGCTTTGTGAAGAACGTTCTTGATCCGTCTGGTAAGGAATGGGTAGCGTTTAAGAAGTTAAACTTTGTGTATTTCATGGGAGCGAACGTTGCGAACATGATCACAGAGACGTCTCAACCGCTATTGATCTTTTCGCCGTATATGACGGAAAAGACCGGTTCGATGAGTGCCGGGCCTCAGTATTTATGGAAGGCATCGAAGATGTTCCTGGAGGCCTTAGGTAACAAGGTTGCAGCCGGGGTAGGAAAACCGATGCAATGGGCTGACCCAGAGGTGCATAAGGCCGTTCAACAGGCTTACCGTGAGAGGCTCTTGGACTTCGGTATTCAAGAGGGAATCGGGGCAGAGCAAGACTCGAAGATCACGAATCTACGACGTTTCGCGATGGATATGAATCCGTTGCAGAAAGCGGCCGGATTCGTTATGGGTCCGCTGCACGCTTATTATGATCTGGTGAGGAAGTTATATTCAATCACTCCTAGGGCCGGTTCGCATTTAACCTTCGTGGCCGCGTTCGAGGCAGCACGGGATGGGAAGATTGGTGGTAGTAAGATGAACCCGGACGATGCATATTCGTTCGCTAAGCAAGCCGTCGAGGCGACGAACTTCAGTGGTGGCACTGCGGCTCGACCGATGTGGTTTCAAGGACTGGGTAAGCTGATTGGACCAGTCGGAGCGATGTATTCTCTCGCGTCGTATTCCGCGTCGACCTTGGCGATGTATGCACGATTGGCGCACGATTCGGTGAGTCTCTCGAAGGGCCTCACAACGGAACAGCGAAAGAACGCTATGAAGGCGTTTGGTCAGATGACTATGAGTCAATTCGCCCTGGCGGGAGCGTTCGGTTTACCCATGACTGGAGCGACGTTGGCGGTCTTGGAGAAACTGTTCCCTGACGAGGAACCTAGGAAGGCGCTGCATGAGTTTTTATTTAATGCCGGCCAGCACATGTTTGAGGACGGTGGACGGTTCGCTGCGATTGCCGAGCGGGGGTTGGTGAACGGTTGGAGCGGGGTGGATTTGTCGAGTAAGTTGACCCTGTCGAACATGATGGGGATAAACGCGACAGATGGTTTTTCGTTCGCGAGTGCCGTCGGTCCGACCGGAGCGATCATGGAGAATGTGTTGAAGGCTTTCGAGGACATCACGAAGGGGAACTATCAACAAGGTGCGGTGCGCTTGCTGCCGACTGCGTATCAGAACATCGCAAAGTTAGCGCAGAATGATGGTATGGTGGTCGACGCGATGGGAAGGAAGGTCTTGGAACCGAGCGGACAGCAGAGAGCGATGCTGGCGTTAGGATTTAAGCCAGCCGAACTGCAAGAGTATTACGACCAACAGAAGATTGTCGAACGAGCGGAGCGGGTCGACGAGGATAGGATGCGGCAGTTTCATACCGAGCTAGCTCAATCGTTACTTAAGGGGGATATCTCGAAGGTGAGAGAAGAACTGATCAAGAAGGTGCAGGAAGATCCGATGTATGATGTGCGCTGGGGAGCACGAAGAATTGCTCAGATCGCACAGGAGAAGACCATACCTCGGGATTTGTATCGAACGACGAACACTCGTTTGGCCCCCGAATTGGCCGCACTGAGAGGGACGTATGAGCAAACGCAAAATCGCCCGTCCGAGGTGGAGCGTGTTTTAGCACGCGCCAGACTCGAACAGGCGATTGGTGTTCCGGGAACAGGAAGGCCGTCTATACCGGAGATACGGGAGGCGGCTCGGGTGGACGCTCAAATGAGCTTAGATCCACGTTTAACGCGGATGGGAGCTTTGAAGCTGGTGCAGAAACGGAAGCCAGCTTCTTCTTCACTAGTTCAGTCATTCCAATAGAACAGACGTATTCCTTAGGGAGTTGTCCTGGGGAGTCCGCTCTCAGGATGGTGATTTGACCGCTGTCCTGTAGGTGTTTTAGAACTACAAACAACTCGGAGGGTGGAGCATGTTTAAACATGAGCCCTTCGAGTTGTTTTCGTGGTATATACTCCACCGAGGAGATGACGTCCATCACAGCTGCGGCGACTCCAGCAAGTTCGTTTCTGCCCATACCTTGGAACACCGCAGGAAGTTGTTCCTCGATGGAGTCCAGCATGGCTAGGGAGACTTCGAATGTTTCCGGCGTTAGGACGAGTTCATTCGTTTCACTCACGGTTGTCAGCATCGCAACTTTGAGGAGTTGGACCGGTTTTGTTTTACTATATCCGCGGATGGTTGGGTCCTTGGAGATCTCGCGGGTTTGATACCAGCGATCATACCACTGGCGTGCGGTCTCGGTCCACCGGAACGGGCCGGATAGCGTGCCGAGTTCTTTCGCTCGGTGTAGGACGTTCGAAAGAGCGAGCTTCTGTGCCGCGGTTACCTCCGGGAAGGAGATTCGACGGTTGTTTGCGGTCTCGTTAACGAATATGGCACGACGAGAGAAACCACCGGAGATGATGTCCGATCGGAGATAGGTGGTGATCCATTCGTTGGTGGTGCAGCCTAGGAGAGTGACGTAAGGACCGACGATTACATCATTGCCTTTGTTCTTCGTTTTGCAGTCGTAGACTTTTTGATCGTAGACGGTGGTGAGGAAGTCGATCATGTGCCCCGCGGACGGTCCTAAGAAGTGAGAGAGTTCAGTGACGAAGCACGCATAAGGGGTGTAGAGAATCGGCTTGCCACCGTAGTCGAACGCTCGTTCTAGTTCCTTCATTTCTTTCGTGATGGATTCTTTCGTCTGCGCATCGGCAGAGTAAGGGATAGTTCCAAGTTCACGAATGATGTCCTTCGAGATGTTCATCGCGGTGGTCTTTCCGTTTCCAGGAGGACCGACGAGGACGACGTAAAGATTCGCGGTGATTTGGAAGTAACCGAGGTCTACCCAGACTCTCCGCGAAACGATGGCGGAGAGTGCGGAAAGAGCAGACCATAGGTGGTAGTTTTCTGGAACTTCGTTTCCTGTCGCATAGGACATGTAGTTTTTAAGAAAGGATGGTTGCATAGGATGGGCACGGAATGGGTTCTTTTAGGTTTCCCCAGTTAGGACCGTAAGCGCCTTCGAATGGAATGCGGACTGAGATCGCTCCGATTTTGAGTTCATTCGCGAAATACGTTGGAATTTTGGCAAGTGCGAACTCTCGGTATTCGATAGGCCATTGGACGAGTAATGCATCGTGCACCTGATGAAGTGGCTCGATGATGAGGGAGTTGTTTGAACGACGATTATCTGGGTCTAGCCAGAGACGTAACAACGCGAGGTTCGTCGCGAAGGTGGTGTTTTCTTGTGGTTCGTCCGCGAGGGCTTGACCGAGAATGTCGGTAGGACGACCGAAGTAGATTCGGGTGTGTCCGCTCGCGGAAACGGTGGTTTTCGTTTTTAACTTCTGCGTCATCCAGTTGTGCCAGAGGCGGACTCCTCGATAACGGAGGAAGTAGTAAGTTTGAAGCTTCGTGGTTTCTCCAACGGATAGCTCGATCTCTCCGTCGGATTGGACGAAGATGTGTTTGACTAGCGTGGTCGGACCCATGAGGTAGTTGAATCCGTGCTGAGCGATCTTGCAGACGAAGTATCGCCAATCGTCTTTAGAGACGGACTTAGACATCTCTTTCAGACGAGCACGATCGTAGGTGGCTACCTCAGGTCCGTGACGTAGCATTAGGACGAGGATCTTTGCGGGCTTTAGCCCGTAGAGATAATCCTCGAGCATGGTGTTGTCACCGAGGTTTGCACACCTTGAGGCGACGGTCCACCCGTCGGCACCAGACAGGTCCATCTGACCCATCTCGTAGCCGAAGTCAGCACCGAAGTGTTTACGGAGTCCCCATCTTAGGACCGAGCTTTCGGGTTGCGAGTGGTCTTCCGAGGGGATCGTTTGGAGGTTGTAACCAGAACCGGTAGGAGAGGTATAGCAGGTGACCCTGGAAGTTTCCGTGCCAACCACATTATACCCACAACGGATTCGCCCGTCCGGGTCTGCACCAATCTCGAGCATCTGAGAGAAAGTTCGCAAACGAGCGATCTTAATCGTAGCGGTAATTGCTGGATGGTGAGAGAGTTTCCGCAGTCGGAGAAGTGCTTCGTAATCAGTTGTGACGCGTAGACCAGTTGGCGTTTTCTTATACTGTTTAGGCAGGCCAAGCTCGGTGTAGAGGAAGTCCTTAAACTTCGGAGAACGGATGTTAATAGGACGTCCCGCGATCGCGTCGAGCTGGGCTTGCGCGACCGAGAGTTCGTTGAGGCATTTCGTTTTTGTGTTGTGGACATCGTCAAGGAGGTATCGGATTCCCCTTAGTTGCATATAAAGGAGAGGCCGAAGTAGACAAAGGTTGAAACGATAGTGATTGTGGGCTAACGGATCTTTCTTGATGTCTTTCTCGAGAACGGTGTTGATTTCACCGGTGACCATCGAGTCAGTTCCGTTGTAACGTAGAAAGGTTTGGAAGTCGTTCGACTTACGATCGCCTTTGTAGTAAGGTTGGTCAGTGTAGATAGAGGTTTGGAACGCTAGCCCTTTCGGGAGTTCGCAGAGCAGCTCCCAGTGCTTGAGCATCGTGTCGTCGGCGAGGAATAGGATAGGGCATCGTAGAGAGTAGAACAAGACGAATGCATCATAAAGGTAGTTCTGAAGCGTCTTCCCAACTTTCGAGGCCAGGAAAGTTCGTAGTTGTAACCATAACGAGAGCTCTTCCTCGAGACTCCAACAAGACTGTCCCGTTCCATCAATAAATGGAATAACAACTGCCCTAGTCGGCTCGACAGAAAATCCGATGCAGGTAATTCCTTGAACACCGCCTTCAATATCGAGTGAGATATGTCGGCCATCCGAATTGAGTTTGTCGAGTTCGAAAGCGACTTCAGTAAGAGTTCGAGGTATGAACGTCTCTCTGGGCAGAACGCGAAGCTCCGGGAACTTTGTATTTTGTATCGCTCGGAGCATGTCGAGTCGGGCAATTTGGAAGAGCGAGTAGTCGGTAACGATTTTCCTAGGGTGATAAGTCGCGATGCACTTTCTTCCGAATAGAGGTGAAGAAGGATTCGTCGCAATGAAGACCGTCCCTCGGAGGTTGTCGAGCCTGGCTCCGGGAAGTGCAGAGTGAAGTGGGCCTTCCCCGACCAGTAGGCAGAGATTAGGTCTAAAAGAGTCGAGGTCTTTTTGGAGTGTTTCAAGGTAAGCAGTAGATTGAGGGTTGGCAGGGTCTTGTGATAGGGACAAGAATGCGGTGGTGTAGGATGAGAGAGAAACGGCCTGGCCGATTACGAAGAGTAGTCGGCCAGTTGGAGTGGAGAAGTGAGAGTTGTTCTTTACATCATCTTCGTCGGGAACGTCGGTAACGATTGCGAGGTTGAGTGGTCCAGCACTAGCTGGGATCTTGTTCGGAAGGATCGATGTATCGCTCGATTCGATCAAGGATAACAGATTGGAGGTCATACGGAACTTCTGAGAATTCGATCTGAACGTGAGGAGCGGTTCGTGAGTAGAGGTAGATGGTTTGGATCTCTCCGAGGTCGTTGAAGTAGAAGACGTAGAGATCGTTTTTGTATAGTTCGTCTAAACAGTGGATCATTGTAGGTAGGGTGGAGTTTCGTCGCAATCAGCCGAGACGGGAGGAGGCGGAGCGTTATCTGGGATAGATCCGTCGCCGTCTCGAAGACCGCGACATGATGGAAATCGAACGCAGCCGAAGAAGGGCTTACCGTCTTTAGAGCGGCGTCGTGGTTTCATATCCGATCGGCATACCGGGCAGCGTAGTTTAGCTGCCAGGTCGAGGATGTTCTGTGGGAATGGTGCAGGGGTTGGAGGGGTCGGCTTAGAGAGGGGACGTTGTCCTGAAAGGTGGTCCAGGATGGCGTCGACTTTCTTAACCAGTGATGCGAATTCGACTAGGAATTCTTCGTGGGAGCACTTTGTTGGATCGATCATACGAGGTTGAGTTCGGGGAAGTAGATGGAGTAAACGCGGCGGACTTCCAGGGTTAGGTGGTTGAATTGAGTGTCGTTCGATTCCACGAGGAGTGGTTTGAGGCCGTGTTTAACGGCAGCGACTAGTGAGGAGCCGGCCCCAGCGAAGGGGTCGAGGACGGTTTGTCCCGGTGTTGCTATCGCGGAGTAGATGAAGGACCAGACCGTTTCAGGTTTCGCGAATGGAGAACCGCCGGTCTTTTCATCGTTCGAGGCGAGGATGTAGTTGGTGTGTTGATGGGTGGCAAGGACGGAGTTTGGTTTGCGGCAGACGAGAGCGAACTCGGTCGCTTTGGTGTAGTTGTATTGAGCGGCCTGGTTTATGCAGGAGTGGGTCTTAGCCCAGACGAGAGGCCATCGCTGCGTTCGGAAGCCGGCGAGGTTCGCCAGGCGTGATAGGAGCGAGAAGTGGACAGCGTCACACCAGATTACGCAGAAGCCAGACGGCTTAAGCAGCTTATACGCACGGGGGAAGAACATCTCGAAGAGAGACAGGTTCGAGGCGACGTCGTGTTCATCTTCGATTCGAGAGATGTCCATACCGGTGTTCTCCTGGGAGAGGTTGGACATTTCAATCCCATACGGAGGATCGGTAACGATGTGATCGACAAGCTCGGCCGGAGAAGCGTCCATCCAGACGATGCAGTCTGAGTGGACTGCGATCTGAGAGATAGGGACGTTGATCTTCGGTTCGGGGGTTTCGTCGTCAGAGGCGAGGTCTGAGAATAGAGACGGAGTGGCAGACTCTGCTTGAACGGAAGCGGGTATCGCACGCTTTGCGAGGGCGGCAACCACTGCGTCTTCTCGACGCTTCATGAGGAGTTGGAGGGCCTCCTTTGCCGAACCGCAAGCGTAGATCTCGGCGTCCTTCGATTCGAGGGTCTTTGCGACGGTGAGGGCATAGGAGACATTCGCGGCGGTGCATCCCAGGAGTTCGCCGGTTTCGGCCTGGCCCCAGTCAAGACCAGTGAGAGCGGCGTTCATCGATTTCAGTCGGTGAATGCGGGCGATCGCGAGGACGTTTTCTTGCCATGTCATTTGCTTACGACGGACGTTCTCTTCTAGTTCTAGCTCTCGGAGTTGAGACTCACCTTCGGGAGTGTCGCGAGTGACATAAGCGATCTCAGTCCATCCGAGGGACTTCGCAGCGGCAAGGCGACGGCCACCGGCGATCAGTTCGTTCGAGGGAGTGAGGACAATCGGTTGGATTAGTCCATGGGTCTTGAGGGACTCGGCGAGTCGGGAGATGTCGCCAAGTTCGGAACGCATACGGTCACCGACGTTGATTTGGGAGATAGGGATTGTGTTCATGTTAGCGAAGTGTGTCTAAACTAGCTAAGGCGTTTCGGAGTTGTTTAGCCGATCTGGCGTAGGAGATTAAGGTTTGGAACTTGTCCGAGTTGACGACAAGGCTGCGTCCTAGTGCTTCGAAGATGATAGGTTCGGCCGTTCGCTCGGTGCTGGAAGCACGAAGAAAGAGCTTTTCGAGGTCGATTAGGTCTTGTTCAGTCATGGTGTGGTTTGTCCTTTCGTTCGACTGCGTCGGTGTTGGTGTAGCTCTGAGAAGGGTAACGTTTGGTTAGTTTAATTATGTTCGCCTCGATGGTTTCTTCCCGAGAGATGCGCAGGCGTTGACGAAGTCCTTCGAGGTAGAATTCAATGTCACCGAGTTCCTCGATAACGTTCGATCGATCGAGAGGGAGTTCGTAGAAGATAGACTTCTTGATAGGGTCGATGAGTTCTCCGACTTCACCAGCGAGGGCGAAAGTCATATGGAGAAGGTCGCAAGCACCGGGTTCAAGGGAGGACAGAATGTCGTGGTCGGATTTCTTTAGTTGACGAACGAGATTGGAATGGTTCATAGGTAAGTGCGCGTGGTGAGTATGCGCGCCCCACTGAGTGGAAGGTTAGTTACCCTGAGCGATCGGGATGTATTTGCTAACCACGTTCTTGTCGGGGAACTGGCCGTTCTTGTCGGTCTGGATACCGATTTCGATTACGACCTTGCAGTTGATGTATTGGGCGGGATCACCGAACGAACCGCCTTCCAGGCCGGTGATACCTTTGCGAATGCGCTTCAGGCGTTTCGCGATATCGTCGGTGGTGAACTTCTCGGTGGGAGTGATGCCGACCTGGTCCCAGATGAACGAGCCAGCCGGGACGGTGCCACCTGTGGTGGATGGAGCGGCGGAGTTAGTCTTCAAGCCGATCTTGAGGACGTGGCCGGATTGGGCCTTGTTAGGAACGATCTCCATCTTGGCGACGGTCGCTTCGACGATGGTCTTGTTCTTGATCAGCGGGAAGGAATCGTCAACGGTGGTCAGGTCGAGGGCGAGGATGTTGATTTCGGACATAGTAGTGTTAGTTAGTTGAGGTTTAGGTTTAGGAGTTTAGCTTTTTGCGTTTGTTTGTTCTGCGTTTTTGTCTGCTACCGGAGCGGCGGCAGCGGCCGTTGTGAGCAATCCGCTCACAGAGTCTTTCACGGAGACCTTCACAAAGGAAGGCTTTGAAGATTGGATGGTGAGGGTTTGACCGTTCGAGAGTGGAACGGTGAAGCGTCCCGTGGTTAGGAAACGCACCGCGAGTTGTTGTGCGGTCATGCTAGAATGGTATGATAGAGTTGAGTTGTAGTTGATATAAGAGAGCGTCTAACGAGTTACCGAACTGCCAGGTTTTGTCAACCACGGCGCAGGAGCAGTTAGCTTTTCCACGGTAGATCCGACCGTTGGTTTCGATGGTGCAACCGAGGTGGCAGTCTGGGCAGGGGAGGTTGTTTGTAACTTTGACTGGGCTCCAAGATTGAGGAGGTGTTTCGATAGTTCGTCCCATGAGAACGAGAAGGTTGCGGGCAGTTTAAGCGAGGTGCCAAGGGCCAGGAGGTTCGTCGGTCGGCAGCGAACTTTGTAGGAGTAGGTTGTCTCTGCCGCTCCTCGAACGATGTTGTATTGGCTCTCGACTTCAGTGCGCCAAACGTCGGTGAACATGGCGCCGATGTGTTCCTTCAAAGAGGAAGGAATGAGTGGGCGATAGGCCAGGACCGATCCGGTGTCTTTGTCCTTCACCGCTTCTTCGTGGCAGGTGACTACGACGTATTTCCCAGAGGCACGTAGCATGAAGATGTAACGAGATAGGAGGACCTTGAAGGGTCCCCACATACGCATAGTCATCATCTTCTCGCCACCGACGATGAAGTCGGAGGCTTCTTTGTTGTCTTTGCCCATCGTCTGAGACGCTAGGATGTGATCGACTAGATAGACGGCGACCTTCGATAATGAGTCGATACAGAGCGTTGCGGGACGTGGATCGAGTGCCGCCGCTTTGGAGATGGTGACTAGGCGTGTCCACCTGTCCTTTTCGGGGATTTCGTTGCCGTCGTCATCCACGTCGATAGTGTCGACATAGAAGTTTCTGCCGGGGACTTGACGAACCGCAGAGGCCAGGTTGCCATCGCAGTCCGCGAACCAAGGGTCCGGGAAGGACATGCAGATGGAGGATTTACCGGTCTTAGGCGGGCCTTGCAGGAGTAGAGCAAAGCCCATGTTGTCTTTGTATTCGGAACTGTCTTTCATGTTATTGGGTATTCAGGGGAGACCAGGTGTGGTCCTCGTATAAACCAGAGCCGAGGATGATGTGCCGGGAGGAGGGTTCGGCAGAGCAGACGTCGAAGAAGTCGCACTTACCGAATTTGTTCTTGCACCAGCGAGTTTCCATGGGGAAACGATTGTTTTGGAGATCCTCGCAGAGAGAGACGAGGATTTGAGTGATGTTCTCCTGCCACTCGTCGAGAGAGTCGTCTGAGACGGTAAAGAGCTGTCGAGCTGTTTCGTAAGCCTTACCAGTCTTAGTCGGCTTTCTCGTGCAGAGAGCGTTGATCAGATAGCCGTAGATGGGGAGTCCGATGGACCTCGCCCAGTGGCAGTAACCGGACATTTGCTGTGAGATGAAGAATTCATCGAAGTAACCAGCGCCCAGGATGGAGGTGGTTTTGTGATCCATTATCAGGAGTTGGTTGTTCCGTATGATGATAGCATCGATACGACCGCACCAGTGAATGCGGTATTTGATACCGTTAACCTCGATGGTGATGAGGAAACGACGGAATGGCACTTCGATGAGTGGTGCGTTTTTATCATCCCTGGCGATCTCGAAGTCCTCGACGGGGTATTGATCGGTGTAGTGGGCATACAACCCCTCTGCGGCGTTCGCGGTTCGAAAGTCGTCATCGGGGATTGTGACTTTCGAGAAGTGGTCGTTGATGATGTTCGCGGCAGTAGCGAATGATAGAGCGGAGTCGTCGGCCTGGGCTTTGTAATGCTCGGCGAGGACGGCGTGGATGACTGTCCCGTAGAAAAGAGCGGTGCGTTCTTTAACGAACTGTTTCTTTTGGAGGACGTGATACAAGAAGGCTCTCTTGCAGGAGGTGTAGAGCGTCAGATCTGAGTTATCGATCTCGAGATCTACGACGTTGGGGTCGGTAGGACAAGGGGTTAGTTTCATTGTAAACGATGGAGGTTGGAGAGGATCATTCCGATGTTTTTGAGTAAGGATTCTTTAGCTTCGTCGAGGGTGAAGCCTGAACCGACGCAGTGGATTTTCTGTTCGTTGACTTCGAGAGAGATGCAAACGACGCCGAGTTTATGGTTTCGATTCGCCCTCAGTTCAAAGATGGTCGAGTTTGTTCCTGGAAGCAATAACGCGACGCCGTTCGGCTTTTCCCCGCCAGGGACGGACCGGGGACACGCGAAGGAGTTGACCGGAGGCTGTTCTGACATAGATTCGATTTGAGAGTTCGAGTTTAGACACCGGACGGTGCGGATCCAGGAGTTTCTGTTTCTTCATCTTCGTTATCAAGGTTGAGGAGGAGTGAGGATAGGTTGGACGACACTGCTGGGGCTCGCTTCGCTCGAGGTTTCTTTACGCTTTCCGCGTCCTCCTCGAGGTGCGCTTTTAGGGTTTGTGCGCTTGTTCTTAGCGTTCGAATGCGAGTGACGTATTCGAGTTGTTGCTCGTGCGTCATCGCCTCCAGGGGAGTTTCCAGGAGAGTCAGCAACGGCGCTTCCAAGAACGAGATGAATTGCTCGTCTTGTTGTTTCGGGAGACCAGCTAGTAATGTTAGCGCCTCGCAAGGAGGAGTAAGCTCGCTGGAAAGCTGCTTTGATGAGTTCGGAGATAATTCCATGGTGACCGGTGGTGGTTTTTATCAGTTGAATTTGTTCTTCGGGGACATCTGCTTGGACTCGAGTGTTCATCGTATGCATTTAAAGACCGCGGAGGTTGGACGGTCCGTCATGTGGGTTGGATTGTATTTGAATGTTAGGGTTCTTGTGAGGAGGGTGTTACGCTCTCGCCAGAAGCGTTCGCGTTGTTCAGCCGTTAGCCCGGTTCCCACCCGGAAGGTGAGTCCTTTCCAGGAAACGATAAAGGCACCGAGGACGCCTCCTGGGCGGAGGTTCTCGGAGTGAGTGGAGCGCTCAGTCAGACCAACTTCATTCGTCGTGGCGAGATTCTCGTTATGTTTGAGTTCTTCGAAACCAACGATGGTGGCTTCGTCGTCAAGGAATGGTTTGATGCGAAGGAGTTCGGCTCCTGACAGTGTGGAGGTGCCTTGTTTGTATATCGAAAATGGATCGCGGATAACGATTCCTTCCATCCCCCGTTTAAGGGAGTCGGCGTAGAAATCGATGAGAGCGGTCTTTCCGTGGACCGTGGTGTGGTTTACCATTGTGACGTGATCAGACGGATAAAGGGCGAGAGCGTTACGGAGATTGAAGATCCTATGAGAGGTGGGGTTGGTGAAATGAATCGTATCGAAGGCCATCAAACGGAAGTTGTTCAATGGTTTGTGGAATGAACGGAAGGTCCCCGAGATGACGTCGAATGGGAGAGGTTTACCGTGGTCGTCAAGAATGATGAACTCAGCCTCGAAGTTGTCATAAGGGAGAGACCGAACGAATAGTGCGAGTTCTCGATTGCGAATGGGAGTCATCGCTCGAGAGTAGCCTTCTCCGTTGAATTTGATTAGGCGGCAACCGTCATGTTTATCAGAGGCGAACACCATAGGAGGTAGTGCGTCTCGTTCGATTTTCGCGTCGGCTGCCCGCATGGGGCGGAACTTTAAAGGAGGAGCCATGATTTGTCGGGTTGTTCGGTGAATGAAACGTTGAATGTGGTGGCAAGACTGTCGAAGGTTAAGTCTCGCACGGCGCGTTCGGGCACGATAACCGGATGAGGAAACAGATTAAGCGATTTAAGCAGACATATTGAGGTGACCACCCTCGGAGAGTAGGCTTCGAGAGGGATTGTGATTGGGGTTTGTTCGTTTGGGGTTTGGAGCGGAACTCCGATCGGGGGACGCCGTTTTTGTCCTGTGGTAATGTGCGTAGGGTGGACCCTGAATGAGAGGAGTTCGAGTGTTGTCTGCCAGTTCGGGATTGCGGACAACTCCGGCGAGGGGACGACCGCACCGGAGAGGAGTGCGGTGATGCACTCTCGAAGGCGATTCGCGGTGGTGTCGACGGAGTAGTTCTCAACCCGGATGGAGGTGGACGCTGGAAAGAGTTTCACAGCGGGGATCAGTATCTTCTCCCAGAAGCGAATCTTGGGTTCAGCGTAACGACTTGACGTTTTCATCGTATAATGTTTGAACTCGAGCAGCGTCGGCTAGGGAACGTCGGTTGATCCGGCGCTTGTCGAAGTTAAGGGATTTGAATCGGTAGAAACCGAGGTTCCAGGCTAGGTATAGGTTTTCAGCCGTAATTGGAACCGATTCTCGGTGTAGTAGTTCGATGTGGCTTTTCGTTATGGATTGTGCGACTTTATATGCCTTTTGTGGGTTTGAGGAGTCACTTAGTTTTATGTTGTAAGGAAGGCCGTGCACTTTAAAAACGTGCGGCATGATCTGAAAGCGGGAGACCTCTCCTGCTTGTCCTATTTTGTGGTCTTGATTATTAGACTCGACCACCGCGATGGCCATGAGGAGTGCTAGGATGTTAGTCATGGTTCGTCCTTTGTGATAAGACCGCCTTGGCCATCCAGAGATCGGCGTTTAGTTCAGCGATTCGCGCATCAGCCGCAAAATGAATCGCTCGAATCTGTTCGGTAAAGCTTGAACACGTTTCGGAAAGCAACTGTTTCAGCTCATCGCGTTCTTGCTCCAGCTTGCTAGCGAGGTCTGCCGGAACCCAGTGAGTGCACTGCTCCATGGGGTGCATGATCTGGCTGATTGTCCTCTTCTGTGCATCAGTCTCTGGTTTTGGTGTGCTCATTGTCCCTCCTTTACGATGTGTTTGCTCTTATTGGCAGGCAGTTCTGGGCACCAGGGGGGAGTTACTTGTGTTCCGCCCATTGGCCACCATCCGAACTTTCCTTTCAACGGGTGTAGGCATTCGCCCTCCCATATCGCTGGCCGTCCAGACCGTACCAGTTTTTCCTTGTAGTATTCGCACCGAATGCAGGTCAATTCGGAGCGCGGAATGTGGACTATTGGTCCTATCATTGTCCCTCCTTTACGATTCGACCGCCGCAGTTGGGGCAGAATATTGGATCTGTGCATTGAAATCTGTAACCGCAATCGGTTACGTAAAAGTCCCAACCAAGTTGGTTATGCAACCTGCTTTTACACGTCCGCTCCGCCTTCGCTTTCCAAGCGTCACGATCGTGTGCGATTTTCGCAATCTCCTTATGAATTATGCGCTCCCATGCCGGACGCAATTCGCATCGCATCACATCTTCATCAATTGAAGACCATTCATGCTTTAACCCGCGACGGTCGCGAATGTCAGTGTCCAGTTTGTTAAATATCCGTTTAACGACTGCATCAGTCTCTGGTTTTGGTGTGCTCACGGCTTCACCTCCTGCTCGCGGCGGAGTTTCTCTGCGAGCATGGCTTCGGCACGGAGGTAACGAAGTTTAGCACGCCATTCAGCCTCCCACCGTAGGGCGACCAGGGGAAATTCCAAACACCCTGGTGGCTCTCCGTGGCCGACTAACTGCTCTGCGAGCTTCTTTGCGATAGTGGCGTTTCCGTTATCGAAATCCGCAAGCGGCTCGTGCGCCGCGAAGAAGTCGAGAACGGTCACGCCAGTCTCGTCAGTGTATGCGCTAGCCGGAGTGAATCCGTGATTCTCGCTATACATCACCTGCTGAGGAAACGCAGGTCCGCCGTTGTTTTCATTGATCATAGTTAATACATAGTAGGAGGTCCACCAGAAGGGGCAGCGCAACTAGACAATGACATAATAAATAGACTCCACAATGCCACTTTCCAGAGCGCGTTTAGCAGGCATGGAGTAACCCGTTTGGGGCTCCAAGAACGTCCACTCGTTGGTCGAGTCAAGAATGAGGAGTGTTGCATGATCGGTTAAGGAGGGGAAGACAAGACCGCAGAAGTTTTTCTTAGCTAGGATGTAAGCGATGAAGACGGTATGCCCGCAGGTTCGCCCGGCTTGGGAGTTTGCAATCGACGCTTGGGTCGAAGCCCACATAGCGAAGTCGTCGCAGTCCCAAGATTCGGTTGTGTAAGAACCACGAGGCGCGGATTCTAACCAGTCTCCGAACTTCGACACCCACTCCGGGGAAGGCCGAAAGTAGAGAGTGTCTCGATAGGGAGACCGCATTGTTCTCTCAACGGAGAGATCGTTTGAGAGTTTTAACTCAAGGTCGGGGATCTCGATGGTCATAGTGTTTGGGGGTTATAATGGTTAGATCGCTGCGGTGGACGACGAAGTCCCCTTCGTGGGCGGTTCGAACGAGAAAGAAGCCCGGGAGGTCCGCAGGACGGATGATGAAACCGTGCAATGTGCGGTTTTTCGACTTGAATCTACAACCCCGCAAAGAGCCGGTTAAGGCGTTTAGTGCGTTCGGCTCTCCTTGAGGGTCGCTTGGTTCGCTTTTTGACATTTCTTTTCTTTGGTTTAGAGTTAGCTGATTCGAGAAAACGGTCCCAGTTAGGAGTGACGTAGTGCACTCTTGGGTCCATCGAGATAGGCATGTTAGGCGAGTGGTCGTTTACATACTAGACATTTACTCCCGGGCGACGCGATGAGGGTTGCACCGCATCCTGGAGGGACGAGATTAGAGGATCCGACGGCTTCTTTTTTAACTCTTCGATTTCTTGTTTGAGTGAGATGTTCTCGTTTAGGAGAGACGAGACCGACTGACGAAGATAGTCGAGGGTTTTAGTTACTTGATGGTGCATAAGGTGGTCCTTTCGTATAAACGCAAAAAGGGAGAGACCCCTTTCGAGGTCTCTCCCGTGAGTGAGGGGAGCGATTACACGTCGCCGGTGAGGCGGGCACGTTGTGCGGCACGCTCCTTCTCGATGCGTTCGCGTTCGCGAGAATCCCAGTCCTTGACCGCCAACAGGAGGGATTCGCGGGTCGGTTCGACCGCCCGACCCAGTTCCTTCGAGAGACGTTTGGCGAACTTCGCCGCAGTCGCATCGCCCTTGGCGAGGACACCGTCGACCATCTCGGTGATCTGTTTCGAGATAGACGGCGCTTTCTCGGACTTCTCCCGCAGGGACGGGTCGCACTTGAGAGTCTTCTCGATCTCAGAGATGGTCGTGGCGAAGAAGGTTTGAGCCGCTTCGTCGGTTTCGAGACCGAGAGCCGCTTTGACGCGCTTCCAGTATTTCGCCTCGGTCTCGGTGATCTCTTCCGACTCGGTGCCGTCCTCCGCCTTGACCTTGGTGCGGGTCATCAGCGGGATACGCGGGTCTTTCTTCGCCATTTCTTCGATGGCCTGGACGAACTTCCAGCGGAAGTCCGCGAATGTCGACCGGTATAAGGTCGAGCTGATCGCGTCATTCAGACAAGCCCCAGGCCGCTTCGCCAGTGTGTCATATTCCGCCACGTCGGCAGGAACGGAAACGTTGAACTTGAGCCCGAGACTGTCGCATTGCTTGGTTACCATATGTTTAACTAACTAACCGATGTTTTGTGGTGAAAAAGGTCACCACATCCTTCTGGGATAAGTCCCATACTGCGAGGGAGAGAGGTTAGTCTCTCCTTCGAGGGTGCGGGGCTTACCAGGCAGGTCGTGCGAGGCGTTTTTCGATCAGTCTTTCCTCAGCACGCTTGATGTTTTGCACATCAAGATTGCTTGGGAATCTACGGAGTCCGCGGAAGAACCATCGTGTTTGGTCCGCGATACTCATCCCGGTTCCTGAGCAGGACCGGCAGGTGCAGTGTTTTTTATGTCCGTTTGGTTGCATACTCGTTTCGTGGTTACTGTCGCTCCTCGTTTGAGAGCGTTCGAGGCATGTCGTGAGAAGGCACGAACTTCGTTCGCGTTGTCCCAGTCGATAATGCGAGTGGTCTCTCGAGGGGGAGTGGACCAACTAATTGTTGTTTGGACTAGCATTTTCGATCTTGAGGTAGCGTTCTCGCACATCGGTCGAGAACTGTTTGAAGTCTGCGATAAGCGAGTCAGATTCGACCGGCAACTCCCGGGTTAGTGAGAGGTAGGGATTCCACAGTTCCTTCCCAGGTGTCGGCTCGTAGAGTTGGACCAATGAATATACCACACCCTCGAGGAGCATGACTTCCGGGCACTGTTTGTATGGGAGGAGGAGTGATGGGCTCGCGGGGTCTACGTTCGTCATGTAGAAGTGCGTGGCGAGGCCGACGATTTGTTCGTCGTTTAGATCATCGACCGTCTTTCCCTGTTCCTTCATGGCGGTGAGGGTGGTGACCAACACTAGGAAGGCCAGTCTTTGGGCCGCCTCGATGGTTTTCTCTCCGAGCCCGCCCTGGCGGACCAATGGCGCGTTACGTGCTTCCCTCTCGGCGCAGAGGAGTAGCAGCAATGCGTGGGTCGCTCTCGCACCTTCGAGATTAATGATTGTCATAGTTTTAGTTTTAGTTTTAGTTTGTTTGTTTTACTTGTTATAGCCTCTCGGCTATATTCTTGCCTGGGGCTCATATTTAGCGGGTGGGACAGTGAGGTATGGGAGTCTTAGAACATCTGTTTTAGTTTCACAATCATCTTTCGGAGAAACTCGGCTCGGAGAGAGTCGCATTTTTCGATGCGTTCTTCATCGTCGCGGTCGAACCTCGTGGGCCAGTAGTAACCAGTTCGTACGAAGTAAGGAGAACCCAATATCCCTTCGCTACGTGCGATGGAGATACGAACACTGTTGATTTGACACCATTCGTGCTCGGTCGCATTACCTGGATCGCGCAAGAGGGTCTGTAATGCGTAACAAATTCCCCCGGTTGTTACACAAGTCTGCCAGTAGTCACGTAAGTGGAACGGAGTCTCGAAAGCCTCCGCGAGTTTAGACAACGTTTCGAAGTGTGCAGGGTTCATACATCCTCCTCGAGAAGAGTTGATAGTTTCTGTCGAACCACTCCCGTCCCCGCCCGAGGTGCACGGGGTAACTGCGACGGTTTGATAATGATGTCAACGTTCTCGACCGTCGGCTCGAAGGTGATGGAGCAGTAGTCTGAGATTACCCAGCGATTTGTGGTTATAGAGATCATCGACGGGTCGTGGTTCTTCGCGATGAAGTAACCTCGACGGATGGTTGTTCGGATCGTTGAACGTGCCCACGCGGGAACGTCCCTCGTGAGCATCGAGAAGGAACCGATGTGGCGGTTTGAGGTATCCAACACACCTCTCGCAAGAGGGAGGTTGTCAGAAAGACGATATATCGTAGCGAGGAGTTTCATACACCTGGGCAGTAGTCAAAGTGGATGTCGTTTAAGCCACCACAGTGCGGACAACAAACTTCCGATAGGAGTGAGCAGAGAGCTGAGCGGTGGTAGTAGTTCTGACGCTTCTCTTCATCGGAGGTGTCTCTAAAGAAGTATAACCCATCCAAACTCACCTTCGGGTAGAGGACGTGACACTCCGCACGAATCTCTTCGATGTAGGAGTGTGACAACAATTCGGGGAGATGGCCGAAGTATATCTTTTTAGTCCGTTCCTCGACGTATCTTTTCAAAGCATGACAAATACCGGCGCAGAACCAACAACGCACATCTTCGTCGGAGCCGGTGTAACGCGCTGCAAACCCCACCGAGAGTTCCCGAAAAGCGTCTCGGTAGTTAAGACCCATTCGAACGATCTCCTTTCGGGCGAGACGTACTGAGATCTCACGTGCCCATTCGTAACCTAGGCGGTGGGAATCATCTGACTCATTAAGCTGGTTAATTCGTTTCCGGGCTCCCAGCCACCTCTGGGAGTCGATGGTTTCAGCATACGGCATCATTGTGGCTTGCCTTACCATTGTATAAAACCAATTATACGTTCTTCTCATAGCGTTACTTAATGACGAGTTTTGCTGTCCATCCTTGTGCCACAATCTCCGCCGTGGTGAAGATTTTCACCGTCTCACCCTCGAACTGCTCGAGGAGCCCGTCCAACGCTTCGTTAGGCGTCGGGTGGACACAGACCAACGGGTGAGGTTGCAACGAGATTATTGCCGGTCCTGGTTCGACGTAAAGAAGTGTCACTCCTTTAGTGAGCACCGTTATGATTGCACTCTCTTCTTCTGTGATGTGTATTACCATATACTTTTCATTAGTGCTTCGGGGTTAATCCGCCGAATGAGCACACTGAAACCGAGGTGGTGCTTGTGGAGAGCACTCTCGGCTTAATGTGTGATCACCCTTCCTTCTGCTTACGAATCGGTTCGAGAACCTTGTCGAGGTCCTCAAAGAGCTTCGTTCCTTTCTCGGTGATTGTCAAGAGGTAGGATCTTGAGGTTAGGAAACCTCCATCGGTGAGAACGCTCACCACTCCCTGTAACTCTTCTAGGCTCACCACCGACATGGCCATCGCATAGAGGTGCCCGGCAGGAATCGGTCCTTCAACCACCGCCCCGAGGAAGGTCCAAGCTAGAACAGCGAACCTATGCTTTGTCATATTTGACCCTCCTCGTTACGGATCAGCTCCTGCACCGCAGCCTGCCGCGGTGCCAAGTAACTATCCTCGAGTTGGGCCTTCAACCTCGTGATGTGACGGTGCAACGTCAACCTCTCCGATGCGAGGCGGCGGAAGTCCGACAGCTTAGCCTCTTGAAACTCACAGAGGAGCATCATCCGCACCTCAACCGCCTTCAGGTTCCGCTTGGCGACCGCGATCTGTGACCTTATATTCATCTCATCGTCATTCATTAACTTTTACCTTCTCTTTCGGGGGAGCTTCATTACTCCCCTCTACTAGCTTGCCAGGGGCTCACCTTTAGCGGGTGCGAGGTCCTACAAAGTTGGTTGTTGGTTGTTGGTTTTGCCTAGGCCGATCGATGGGGGAAGATTGGTGGTTGGTCGTTGGTTTTGCCCCCCCCCCCCCTCGGGGGGCTGGGGGCTCC